GTTGACCCAACAGCGAGCCGACGGCGGCACTACGAGGAGGCGGCCTCCGGGTATCGCTCGGTCGCCCACTCTTGAAACTCCTCCTCTGACTTGAAGGTCCGATCCTTCAACTCCGCGGCGAGCGCCTCCGTGTCGGGGTGCTCGCAGTGTCGGTCGAGTAGACAGACCGCGGCTGTGATGTAGTTCGGTCGACGCTCGAACAACTCGTCGTCTAGTTCTACGAGTGAGTCGTCGGTCATGAGTTGCCACGCGCAGTGCAGGCGGGGCGGGCCATCGACGTCGCCGTCGTACAGCTCGTCCAGCTGCCGCGCGTAGTTCCTCCAGTCCTTCTTCGTCAGCACGAAAGCGTGTTACCTCTTCTTGTTACAGGCGTCGCACAGCACCTCGTAGGATTCGATCACCAGCACGCGGTGCTCCGCGCACACGATCTTCCCGCAGGCGTCGCACATCGCTAGGTCGTGGCTACCTCCGCATATCTCGCAAGCCATCTAACACCTCCTACCTCGTCAGGCCCTCGGCGGAACCCGAGGACGACCGCCCCGGAGGGCGGTTTCGGTTCGGTGCTACTCTTCGTCGGAGGCCAGCTCGGCCAGAGCGGCGTTGAGCTTCTCCATCTGGGCCTTGAGCTTCTCGACCTTGGCGGCCTTCTTCTCCGCCTTCTTGGCCTCGCGCTCCGCCTTGGCGACGGTCTTGCCCAGCTTCTTGAGGAGCTTCGTGGTCGCGGTCTCCACCTCGTCCACGAAACCCTCGGGCGCCTTCTCCAGACCCGCGGCCGCGACCATCAGTTCGCTGATGTCCTTGACCTCGCCCTTCTTCAGTGCCAGTGCCTCTGCCATCGTACCTCTCCTTCCTCTGCTGTCGGGTTGTAAGATCGGGTCGCGCTCACCCGACGTTGAAGCGCGCTCGTACGGTCTCTCCACTATTAGCAAAAGAAAAGGGGCCGCCCCGAAAGACGGCCCCTTCGCTCGCTACTCCTGTTCCCTCGCCAGGTCCCGCTGGGTCTCGGTGTGCTTCTTACCCTCGGGGTACGCGCGGTACTCCGACCAGTCGAAGACCGGGTCGGCCGACGGCTGAGAGCCCGCGAGGTAGGCGATCAGGTCGCGGCACAGCTGGAGCATCACGCACATGGTGTGCGGGTTCGGGAATTGCGTTCTCGGGTTGTACCGAACCTGCTCGCGTACCTGGTACATCTGGCACCACGGGTTGTAGACCCGGAAGCACAGGGACTCATCGTTGAGCTTTGAGACTACCAGTCCCTCTTCAGTGTGTACCACCGCCAGCTCGTAGCGTGTCGCGTCGCCCGGTTCGAGGATCAACTCCAACGCGGGGCTGGCCTGCAGGACGTTCGCGGCCATGCGTGCGAACCGCTCGTAGTCGCCCTGGTGCACCCCGGGCCCGAAGGCCCCACACCCGTCCCCGTGGTACTCCATCTTGGTGGCCCTCATCAGGACACGACGAGGATGCGGTCCGACTTGCGGAAGCGCATCACCTTGGGTACCCGCGTGTCGATCTTGGCCAGCGCCTTGACCTTGGTGACGGACACCTTGGTCGCGGTCGCCTGCTTGCCCAGACCGAGCTTGTCGAGCGCCTTCTCCAGACGGTTGTCCACGATCAGCGTGTTGGCCACGTCGTGCCGTACGCCGAACCGCTCCTCGTGGGCGGGGATCGCGGCCGCGAGCTTGGCCTTCAGGTCCTTAAGCTCGGAGTCGACCTTCTCCTTCCGCGCAACGAGGGCACGGAACCGTGCCGCCGCCTTACGCAACTTGTCCTCTGACATGCTGTCCTCCTTTTCTTTCACCCTGCCTCATCAGGCTCGGGGAGGGTGAGTTCCCCGAACTATCAGTGGGCTACTCGCGTGCCGCGCGCCGGTATCCGACTACGCTTTCACCCACCGATTTCGGCTAGTCGTCAGCCTCGACCTTGACCACGATGCAGTTCCGCCGCATCTCGTAGCGGTAGTGCGCGAGCGCGTACTCGGTGGCCTCGCGCGTGCCCCTCGCTTGGAACTTGTACCCGTAGAACTTCCGCTCCCTCTTCTCCGCGACGTCGCGGAGCGACCGCTTGTCGGCTACCTGGTAGTGGTCCGACTGCTCGACGACCTTGCGCCGCTCTGCCCGCAGGCAGGTCGAGCACCACGGGCAGGGCTCGACGTCGTCGTGCGCCGGGTCCCACGGGTTGCGGGCGTCGGTGCAGTTCTTGAGCTTGCCGCAGGACACGCACACGGTGCGGGTCACCACGGGCACCAGCTTCGCGCTGTCGCCGCCCATCGGCCCGGGCTGCTCGATCGTGAAGCGGAGCTTGTCCACGAGCACCTCCTGCCCGACGTGGACCTTGCACTTGTAGCTGCGGTCCACCGGAGTGTCGGCGATCACGAGGCACTCGGCGTTGAGCCAGTGGGTGCGGTACCCGCCGTGCGGCTTCTCGAACCCGAGCCGCCACTCGCGGAGCACCTCTGCCCCGTCGCAGAACCCGACGCGCTGGCGCTTGTGGTGTGAGCGCACGTCCTCGATGTAGACGACGTCGCCCTTCTCCAGCGTGATCGGCTGGCGCGGTTTCCCACGTCGGGCCCGCTCCCCCATCACTCTCATTCTGTCCATGCTGTCCTCCTCTTCTCCATCACCCTGCCTCATCAGGCTCCGAGAGGGTGAGTCTCGGAACGAGGGCCCCGGACAGCGGGGCCCTTTCGGCTGGGGCTACCAAGCCCCTATGGAGGACGACGACGTAGTTACTCGTCGTCGGGCAGGGTCTCTGCGGCTACGCGTTCTACCTCTTCGAGCTTCGCCAGCTTCTGCCGTAGCTGGTACAGCTTCCACATCCGTCGCGAGGTCTCATCCTGCTGTTCTGCTCTCGGGCTGAACTGCGAGTAGTTCGCGGTGCGGCTGGGCTGGTATCCCGCTATCCGCATGATGAACTCCCACAGGGTGCCGTGAGACTCGCATGGCTCGATGCGGCACGCGATGGTGTGGCACACCTCGTGGACCACGGTGTGATGATACACGTCCCTCGGCACCGCGCGCATGTACCAGAAGTTGAAGCACACGCCGCGCTGCCCACCGTGGGCGATCTTCCGCCGCGGTCTCGTTCCCGTGAACCTGACCTCGATGTCGTCGCCCAAGCTGTAGAGCTTGGTACGGCGGCGACCGTGGGGTCGGGGCCCGAGCACCGGCGGGAGCAGGCGAACGATCCGAGCGTGCCACTTCTGCACCTCGGCCTCCACCTCCTCTATCGTGTAGGCGTCTTTCATCTGCTGTCCTCCTCTGTTCCCTCGTTTCCCCTGCCTCGTCAGTCCGCGGGAGGGGTAACCCCGCGAAGACCCGGGGCGTGTTCCTGGGTGCCCCGGGTTTCGGCTCGAAGGTGGTCGGTTACTCGGAGTCGTCGCCGCCGAGTTCCTTCTCCAGCTTGGCGATCATGGCCTTCATCTTCTCGATCTTGGCCAGCTTCTTCTGCTTGGGGTCGCCCGCCTTGGAGATGCGGTCCTTCTTGGCGGTCCAGCGCAGGACCTGGTAGTCGCAGAAGGCCATGCGGCCTTCCTTGGTCTTGGGGAAGTTCTTCGCACTCAGCTTGACGAGCTTGCCTTCCTCGTCCTTGAACGCGGGAATCTCCTTCGGACCCTCTGCCTTCTTCTCCACCTTCTGCTGTCCCTTCTTGTTCTCGGGCATCTCTGCCTCCTTTGAACAAAGCACCCCAGCCGAGGGGCGCGACCTAAAACGACGGGGCGTGGTCACGCGACCACTCTCCCCTGCCCTTGCCTCATCAGTGCCGCGGGTGGGCCCCACGCGGCAGACCGCCCCAGTGGTCGGGGCGGTTTCGGCTAGCTGACCTTGACGACCTTGCCATCCTTGAGGGTGACCTGCGCGTACCAGCGGTGCGGCTTCGGGTAGTGCGGACCCTCGACGCAGACGACTCCGTCGCGGGGCGGCGCGCCTCCGATCGGGCCGGGCTGGTAGACCCGCACCTCTTCTCCGGCGGCGACCGCTTCCTTGAGAGCCTTCTTCGTCTTGAAGTTCGTGCTCGTGTACATGCTGTCCTCCTATCGTTCACCCTGCCTCATCAGTCCACGAGAGGGTGGGTCTCGCGGAGACCGCCCCGAAGGGCGGTTTCGGCTGTGCTACGGATTCAGTCCGGCGAGCGCCTCGCCCCTCGCGTGGTAAATCTCGTCGGTCCATGCGGGGACGTCGTCGCCGAGCTGGTGCGCGGTGCGGAAGAACTCCACCGCTTGGAACGATGTGCCGGTTCTGCTGACCAGCCAACAGATGTCGCGGGCCGAGATGCCCGCTTCGTGCAGGATCTTCAGGTCCGAGTCACAGAGCAGGTGGACCCGAGCCCGGTGTACGTCGTCGCTCAGGGTGAAGAGGTCCCACAGGTTAATCGCCTGATCGACCTTCACCATGAAGACTCCGCAGTAGTGGAACTCCACCTTGGTCATGCGTCTACTCATCTTGCTGTCCTCCTATTCCCTTACCCTGCCTCATCAGGCCCCGGGAGGGTAACCCGGGACGACCGCCCCGAAGGGCGGTTTCGGCTAGAGAGCCCCGTGGCTCAGGATCACCGCGTTCGTGCCGTCGACCGCGTCCTCGTCGTCCTCGTCGACCACGACGTCGAATTCGTGGTACCGCGAGAAAACCACGAGCTGGTTCGACACGGTGTCGAGCGGGCGGGCGAGGGTCGTCCGCCAGTGGTCGTGCGAGTCTTGCGCGACCCGCACCTCTGCCTCGGGGTCGTAGTCCCGAAGCACCTCCATCAGTTCGCGCACAGTCATCGGGTCGCCTCCCACTTCGAGAGGTGCGACTCGCGCCACGCCTTGTAGTACGCCGCAACCTCGGCGTCCCACGGGCGCAGGCCCATCACGTACTCCTCGTACGCTTTGTAGTGCTCGTCCATCTGCCGTCCTCCTGTTGGTCCCCTGCCTCATCAGGCCCCGGGAGGGGATGTCCCCGGGGCGACCCCGCCACGCGGGCGGGGTTTCGGCACTAGCTCTCCAACCGACGTAGGTCCCGCTTCAACCGCTCCAGCTGCTCCTTCATCTTGAGCACTTCCTTCTGGCGCGGGTCGCCGAACTGCTTCTTGTGGAAGCGCTCGTACTTCGCCAGCTTCTCCCGCCCCGCGGCGACCTTGCCCTGAAGGGCCTTGATCCGCCGGGGCAGTTCGGCCAGCTGTCGTTCGAGCTGTTCGAGTTCGTGCGACTGGGCGAAGAGCAGGAACTCCGCGGACCTTATCCGCTTCTTGCTGTTCCGCTCTTCGGCCTCGTACGACTTCAACGTACCTGCCATCTGCTGTCCTCCTTTTCCCTTTCACCCTGCCTCATCAGTCCGCGGGAGGGTAGCCCGCAGAGACCCCGCCGCGAGGCGGGGTTTCGGCTCGTGCTAGTCGTTGAGCTTTTCGATCTGTGCCTGGAGCTTGGCGATCTTGGCCGCGAGCTTCTCCTTCTTGGCCGCGAGCTTGGCACCCTTGTTCGCCTCGCGCTCGGCCTTCCGGACCGCGCTCTGGATTCCCTTCTGGATCGAGGCCGCGAGCTTGTTCACCCGCACCACGATCTTGTCGGGAACGTCGGCTCCGTACACCTCGGCGACGACTGCCTGGAACTTCTTGGCAACCGTCTCGGTGTGGTCGACCGGCGCGGCCTTCTTGGTGGCGGCCTTCTTGGTGGTGCCCTTGCTGGTGCTCTTCTTGTTCTTCGCCATCTTGCTGTCCTCCTGTTGCGGGGCGCCGTGCCCCAAAGTTCCACCCTGCCTCATCAGGCCCGCGGCGGGTGGGTTCCCGCGGACAAGCGCGGCGATCTCTCGCCACGCTTTCGGCTGTTTGAGGACTAGCTATCTTGGCCGCCTTGCGTGAAGGTCGGGCTAGGCTTACCCGATCCAACTCCGGAGTCGTGTCCAGCGTACTATCCCTCTAGCACTGAAGATGCGTGCCCCGAGGTCTCGACGTTGCGCCGAGTATTACCCTCCGCTGGGGTGGCTCCTGCGGCTCGAATTGTCAAGGCGCGACTAACGGGCTGGGAGGGTTCGCCTTGGGCTCGCCGGACTCGAACCGGTCGGAGCTGCGGGGCCGTCCCTCCGTCCCGCGGTCGAGGGTCTTGGTGCGGGCGCCCTCGGTTCGCCTTCGTTCTTGGCTCTTCGATCTGTGGTACACCTCTATCCTAATCGATGGAGCCCCCAAAGTAAACTTTATTTTCGCTCCCTAAGTCATTGAAAGCGTGAGACTTAGGGCGATTTTGAAGTATTCCATCCTGGTAGAGTAGCCGAATTCGGCATCCTAGCGGCACTTTCAGGAACGATGTACTCGCGTGCTTCTGCGGCATTGCGGCGGAACGGGGTCGCCTGCGCTATTCATTATGATACCGCTGCGATGTTCGTCACGCCCTTCTCCAGCTCGAAGACCGTGGGGCCGTCGATCTCCCGTGACTTCTTCACGGCGACCTCGATTTCCTCAGAACCGTTCACCTTTACCGAGTGTCCCCAAGAAGCCCCGGAAGCCTTGCCCGAAACGTAGAGCGGAATCCGCAACTCAAAATCCTCCAGCGACCGTTCCGCGTAGTCGTAGAACTCGACCGCCGCTTCACGCGGTACCGAGAACGCTATCTCGTCGTGAACGTTCGCGATCATCCGCGCACCGAACTTCGCCCGCACGTCTGGCAGGGTGCCCACGAACAGGCGCTCCTTGAAGACGTCGGCCGCTGACCCTTGGATCAGCCAGTTCACAGCCTTGTGCGGGGCGACCCTCGGAACCTGGTAGACCCTGCCCAGCAGGTTGCGTACCCAGCCGCGTCGACGCCCCGCGCCATAGACCGCCCGTGAGAACTTCTTGATCGACGGAAACTTCTTGTGGTACTCGTTGTAGATGTTCTTGGCGATCTGCAAGAAGTCGGAGAGGTCTAACTGCTTGGCGCGTTCCGCGATCTTGAGGGTCGAGGCGTACGTATACGCGCGGAGCTTTTCCTTAAGGTTCTCGTCGTCCGCTCGAATGGACAGCAACCCCGCCAACGAGTCCAGCAGTTTCTTCTCGCCCATCCCATAGATGAAGGCGAAGTTGAGGGACTTCGCAAACTGCCGCTCGACGCCCAAGATGTCGGCGAGCATCCCATGGAAGTCGGTGTCCTTGTTCTTGAGGTACGCGTCCATGATCGCGGGCTCTTGCGTGTAGTGCCCGAAGATGCGGTACTCGATCTGCGAGTAATCGAAGGTGATGATTACGTCGTCGTCGTTGTAGGGCAGCAGGTAGACCTCAGCCTCCGGCGGGATGTTCTGCATGTTCGGGTTCTTGCTGGACAGTCGCCCGGTCTTGGTGCCCGCTTGCCGCCAGTCTGGGTGAAGGAATCCCTCGTGCGTCCGCTTGAGCCAGCCCTCTAAGAAGGTGTGCATGTGATGGATCAGCGTGGTGTACTCCGCGAGCAGCGGACCGACGGGGTGTTCCATCTGAACGAACGCCATCTTGTTCCACTGCGGCAGGCCCGTGGCGGTGTACGCCTTGGGCTCGATGCCGAGGTCGCCGATGAGGAACGCCGTCAGTTCCGACTCCTTGCCCGGGTCGATCTCTCGTCCGGCTATCTCGTTGATGGCTGAGTTAAGTTCGAGCAGCCGCCGCAGGATACGAAGCTGCGTGGTCTTCATCAGCGTCACGTCGAGGCGAACACCCTCGATCTCGTTCCGCAACAGCTCGGTGGTCGCCGCGCACTCGATGTCCCACATCGGTAGCGAGCACGACGGCAGCTTCTCCAAGAGCTTGAGCCGCAGCAGTGCGGTGAGCCGCGCGTCCTGCTCGGCGTACTTGCCCATCACTCGCGGCGGCACCCGCCCGAAGTCCTTGGACTTGATCGACTTCAAGTAGGCCTTGATGGCCAGCGGTGCCTTGCCCTCGCCGCAATACTTCTGACCGAGGAACTCCAGCGAGTACTGCGGCAGGTCGTTGTGCACCAGCCGCGCCAGCGCCATCGTACACTCGTTGCGCTTCGGCGCGAACACGTCGGCGCCCTCGAAGTGGATGAACCGCTGGTCGAACTTGATGTTGTGGTTGACGTATCGCTCCGCCTTCTTGAAGAGGTCGCGGAGCCAGCGCTGTACCGGTTCGAGGGGCAGGTTCTCTTCGCTCGCGTTCTGAGCGCCCGAGTGGTGGCGATAGGGGATGTACCACGTGTGGTCACCTTCGAGTGTGCCGAGCGCGATCCCTGCGATCCGGCAGCCCTCCCACGGGTTGAAGGCTGGGAGCTTGTCGTCGAACGACGTGGTCTCAACGTCGAGCACGAACTCTGGCAGGTCAGTTGGAAGTTGTTCGATTGAGGTTACCAGCATCCATTATCTCCAGTCCGTAGAGTTCTTCCAGCCCCGACTCGAAGCGGCGCTTGTACTGCGGGTGATCTACCGCGCCGTGCGGTAGGTCTCGGTCCAGCAACGCCTCGTCGGCTACCTTGCCGAGCGTGACGATCGGCGGCCGCATCAGCTTCTCCCACAGGTGTCGCACCTTCTCGGGCTGGCTATCTGAGCGGTAGGCGTTGCAGAGGTGGACCTCGTGAGGGCAGAGGCCCACTGACCCCAACGCTCGAAAGAGGTAAGCCCCGCCCTCCCCAGCGTTGCGCGGCATGAGCGGCCTAACGTAGTTCGCGTTCGCGCACACCTTGTTGGGGTTCGGACGCTCTCCCACTAGAAGCAGCTTCGGAACGGGCGCGCCCCAAGACTCGCGCAGGTGCGCCTCTTCCGAAACAGCCTCCATTGCCTCGGCGCTCTCGGACATGTCGCTGAGGTCGGGCTCGGTCACCTTGACCACTTGGTGCAGGTAGCCGTGCCAGAACCACGCCTCCTCGTCCAGCCACTTGCGGTACTCGTCGATCACCCTCAACCACTGCTCTCGCGTTACGTTCGGCTGTTCTACCCAGCGGCGTTCGAGCACCGCGAGGGTCGGGTCGAGGAAGTGAGTGACCAACCCGTGGGTAGCCGCCTCCAACGAGAGGCACCACTGGTGGTGGTAACCGAGGGCGGGCTCGCGACTCAGCGCCCTAGAGTACACGACCTCCGTTACCCACCCTCGGTCGATCACCGCGTGCGGCTTTCGCGACTGACCCATGTACACCGCGAAGGCGTGAGCACGCGCACGCGCGGTGGGGAGGGGCGTAACCGAACGCCATCCCCTCCCCACCAGCTTCTCTGCTAGGGTAGTCTTCCCCGACCTGTCTGGTCCCTCAAGCAGTATACTCATCCCAGAGCGTCTGCCACTCCCTCTTCGAGCAGGGGTCGTCGGCCTTGTAGTACTGCACGTCGACCGGGTAAGACGTCGAGCACTCCTCGTGGTCGCCATAGAAGAAGGACGCCGGGTTCCACTCGAACCCGTCGTGATCCTCATCCGGCCGCCACAGGTGGCTGACCGCGAACGGCGTGTCCTTCGCGTTCTGGTACCAGCAGTTGCCCGACTCGCAGGGGTTGCCGAAGAGCGCGGCGGTCCACGGGCTGTGCTTGACCAGCGCGGCCTTGAGCTTCTCCGCGAAGAGGTGGGTCTCCCACGCCTGGGTCATCACGCACGTCCGCTTCTTGTAGAGCCCGCTGAGGCAAGCGAGGTTCGCGTGCATGTAGATGAAGGTGCCGAGGCAGTGCGGCAGAAGGTAGCGCGCGTCCTGCTCCGGCACGTGGTAGCCATCGACCAGGTCGACGTACGCGAGCTTCGAGTTCAGCGCCGCCGCGATGGCTCGCTGTTGCGCGGGACCCGGGTACGCGCTCGGCATCACGAGGTCCATGTGGCGGCAGTCGCCGTCGCCCGTTCCCTGCTGCGAGAAGGTGACGCCGATCCTCGTGCGGACCAACTGGTGCGTGAAGATACGCGAGCACCCTTCGATCAACAGGTCGAACTCCAACATCTCCAGCATCTGCCAGAGACCCTTGCCCTGGAACAAGAGCTTGAGGTCCTTCAAGACCTCGGCGCTCGGCTCGGGCACGGCGAGCGCGTGAGCCGCGTGCGTCGGTCCGAACTTCGCAGCGACCTGCTCGGGTGACGGACCCGCGAGCACCTTGACCGTGAGCGCCGACTCCAACGGGCGGACCCGTGTGATCGGCGCTTGACCCCGCCGCCCCACGAAGGGCGACACGAACTTCTCAACCTTGCTGTTCGGTGGCATGTAGTACCTCCTCTGTCCAGCTGCGGTAATAGGTGCAGACACGCGAGAGGTCTTCCTCGTCGTCCACTGCCACGGTGCCCTCTCGCGGCACCCACCACAACGCCTTGTCCTTCTCCTTCGCGAACACCACGCCGGTGATCGCGTTGCCGAAGTGGGTCTTCACCCACTCGATTGTCTGGTACGCTAACTGCGGGTAGCGGTCTACGTCCCGCGAGGTACAGATCATTCGCAAGCCCGGGGCCTCGCGGAAGATCGCGGCCTGCTCTTCGATCACCTCGACCTTCTCGAACCCGCCGCTCTCGTACCAGTCGTCCTTCATCTCGTGGTACTCGTTGGCCGAGATGGTCTGTCGCATCTCGTCGACCGACTTGAAGTCGCGCACGAACCGATCGTTGACATAGGCGAGCATCGACTCGTCGCGGTCCGCGAGCACGCCGTCGAGGTCCGAGATGAACAACGGGGTCTGAAAGCTCCCGTCGTACAACTTCTTGAGGCGCTCGATGGCCATGCGGTTCTCGACCACGACAGACTTCTGCTCGAAGACATCGAGGAACTCGTCGTCGGTGACGTTGTGGATGTAGAGCACGTCCATCAGAAACTTCCAGACGTCCACGCACTCTTCGATCACCGCGTAGTGGTCGGGCGGCTTCTCCCTCGCGTGCAGTTTCCAGTCCACGCAGTCGAGTAGCTCCGCGACCTCAGAGGTGAGGTGCAAGCAGAGTCGTCGGTGCGCTTCGTTCAGCGGCAGTCGGCCGATCCGCTCGACCTCCGACTGCATGAACCTACGCTGGTAAGCCCAGGCCTCGTTCCACCTGCTCGACATACTTCTCTCTCCTCTCGATCACCTCGTGGACCAGCAGGTCCTCTTTGCCCTCTGCCCACCGACCGACGGGGAAGACACCCTCGGGGTAGTACAGGTCGCTCGTCGCGTCGAGTATCTTGGAGACCGAACTCTCCACGAGGTCCCAGTTGCCGGGCAACCTCTCTCGGCTCTCCAAGATGTAGACCTCGCCGTCGTAGCTCCAGCGAAACCACGGGTCCTCTTCTCGACCCGAGTACACCAGCATGTTCGCGTTGAGCAGCGGCAAGCCCATGTCGGGCGTGTGCTCTCTCGCGTAGTGATAGTAGACCTTGATCGGTCGTGTCCCCACCCTCGGGAAGTCGGCGCGGTAGTACTGCGTCAGCTTCCCGAAGACCTGATAGTGGAGCGAGGTCACGATGCCGTCGACCGCCTCCGCCTTCTTGCCCTCGTTGACCACGCGCCAGCCAATCTCCGTGGGGAAGATGGCGATGGCAAAGCCCTTTGACTTGCGCGGCTTGAGTCTGCTGTCCAGTAGGTTCCAGCCACCGAGCACCGACAGGAAGTTCGTCTGTCCCTCGCAGGGCGCGTGCGGTCGTTGACGCCCGCGGGTCTTCACGTTGTAGGCGTAGACCTCTTCGAGCGTGTGGCGCGTCGTGACCTCGTGACCGTTCCACCACTTGACCTCGACCCGCTGAGGGATCAGCTTCACGTAGGGTCCAAAGAAGAGTCGCACGTCGTTGCAGAGCCAGAGGTATCGCGGACCGTGTCGCTTGAACTGACCAGTGCCTCGGTCGTCCCCGTAGTAGATCACCTCGTGGCCTTCGAGTTCTAGCTCTCGCCCGACCACCCGAGCGGGGAACGACATCCCCAGTACCGCGATCCGCTTACCCGACATCCGGTATCTCCCAGTCACCCGCGCGGCGACGGCGCTTGTACTCGCCCGTCTTGACCCACGCCACGTAGTCGTCGCACCTCTGTTGCCTCGCCCCTCGATCAAAGTACACGTCGTCCACCGCTTGGTCCAGCTTCTCCCGCAGCACCCCGGGCGGGCGGGTCGAGTGCATCGGCTCCGGCACGTCGGCCATGAAGTCGAGCGCGTCTCTGTACGCAGCCTCGTCGGGCACCTCGAACTCCTTCGCCTCTTGGATCGACCGAAGCTGGAGCGGGTAATCTTCGTAGACCCCGGTGCACCAATGCGGGTGAAGGATCGGGGCGCACCCGCAGACGATCGCCTCCAGCACCGCGTTCTCTAACCCGTCGTACTCGCCCACTCCCCAGTTGGTCGGGGAGAGCAGGAACTTCGAGCGGCCGAGCAGTTCCTCGACGCGCCCTCTCGTCGTGTCCTTCTCCAGCGGCAACCCGAAGAGGTCGGAGTACTCGTACATCTTCGCACCCGCCAGCGACCTCTGGGCCAACTTCATGAAGGTCGACCCGTCGTTGAGGTGAACGTTGAGCAGGGCCTCCGCTACCCACCGCGGGTTCTTGCGGTTCTCGCATCGACCGAGGTAGAGCAGGTCGATGTCGCGGTTCTCGTAGTACCGCTCGCAGTACTCGAACTGCGGTGGCACGCGATACCACGGGCCCACGATGTTGGTGAGGCTCGGGTGGTTCTTCGGACTGAGAGCCAGCACCTTGTCGAAGACCAGCGCGCCCTTCTTCTTGTCGTGCCACGGTGGCAGGGCGTCTTGGCAGAAGGTCACGACGGTCACCCCGCGGTAGGCTCGCAGAAACTCTACGACCTTGAGCACGCGAGCTTCCGTCGCCTCGCAGAGGTAGGGGAACTCGGTGCAATACAGCGGCTCGTCGGAGTTCTCGATCTCGGAGAACCGAAGCACCTGCTGTTCGGGGAACAACCGCCGCGTCCGCGAGGGGATCGCGCCGTTCGCCCACACCTTGTGGAAGAAGTCATCGTTGAGGTGTGCGACCTTCATTAGAACTCTACCTCCGCTGGGGCCTCGTTGGATAGTTCCCCGTTGTTAGAGATTCGTCGGAGCATGGCGATGAACGCCGGCGTCTTCACGTAGTACCGACGGCCACGCTTCAACGCGTTCTTGCGGACCAAGCCGCCGATAAACTCTCGCGCGGTATCCTTGTCCATCTCCGCCCAGTCCATCATGTCGGTCGCGGTCATGCCCGGTGCTTCGAGCATGGATTGGATCGCGTCCTTCTGGTGCGGCAACTCGTTGAGGATCGCCTCGACCTGATCGGCGTCCCGCAGTTGCTTCTCGCCCGCGAGGTTCTTCGAGTAGTCTCGGTAACCCATGGCGGGGCTGTCGTAGATTCGGTCGAGGAACTCCACCACGTACTCGACGTGGCACTTCCGAACCAGCAATGTCTGCCCGTCCTCCGTGGAGAAGGTCCGCGCCGCGCACGCTGCCGAGAGCCGCAACAGCTTGAGCCGCTGGTCCGCCGCTTCCACGAGCGGGATCGTGGCGGAGTACTCCTTCCCCATGCGGCTCGATTCCTTGAGCAGCAGTTCCTCCGCCTCCTCGGTAAGCTGCACGTCTTCGAGCTTCCGGCTCCACGTCCACAGCACCAGCGATTGACACAACTCGTGGGTGTACGTGTGCTCTGCCGTGGGTCGATCACCCGTTCGGAGGTTGAGGACCTTGCGGTCGACCTCACCGCTGGCCAACATGATGGCCATGTCGAAGCGGCGTACGTCTTCGAGCGAACCGATCAGTTCGCGGACCGCGGTGATCCCGAAGTTGTACGACATCACCTGATCGTCGGACCTCGGGTTACTGATCCAGACGAGTCGAGTGCGGGCGTTCGTCTTTGCCTTCTCTACCTTGCTCACCTCTGCGATCCCGCTGGACCGCATGTCGGTTAGCTTGGCGATGACCTCTTGGTGCATGCCCTTGATTTCTTCGAGCACCACGAGTCGTCGGTCGTTGAGGGTGATGACACCCCACGACACGAACCACCGCTTGGCTGTCTCTTGCAGCCCGCCGAGCAGTCCCGCTACGCTCGCGCCCTTCGCGTCGATCTTCTCACCGAGGCCGTAGTGGTTCATGAGGTGCTTGATGGCCTCGGACTTTCCCTGCCCGCTGTCGCCCACCACGAGCCCCTCGACCCAGCCCTTGATCGGCTGACCTTGGAACCGGATGTAGAGGACCGAGTGGTAGACGAGATCGTAGAACACGTGGAGGTCTCGCCGCATGTAGATGTGGGTCACGTTCGCTTCGAGGTCCTCGTAGATTTGGTCGAGCTTGACCCGCAACCCTGTGAGCGTCCACTCCTTTGGCTGGAACAGCTTGAGCTTCGTCTTGAGTTCGCGGGTCAGCTTGAAGGTCGACAACGAGTCCACCGACGCTTCCGCCTCGTAGGTCAGCAACGTCGCGTACTGCGACTGTGGTTCGGGGATCACCTTGGAGCGAAGCATGTACGCGGTGTTGGTCTCGATCCCGTGGCCGACGTAGAACGCTCGCCGCACCACGTGGTCTGTTTCCTGCGTGGCGATCTTGAGTTGTGGGATCAGTCGAAGCTCTTCGATGTTCATCGACTTCTTGGCCTTGAAGATACACTGCGAGCAGGAACGCGGAACGCCGGCGGCCTTCTTCATGGCTCGCTCCTGCTGGTCGGTTGAGATGCCGACGAGTTCGAGGACCACTGGATTCGTCGGACCGATCTTCAAGGTCTCCCCGGGTTCGAACCCAGCCACGGGGCAGACCAGACAGATGTTGCCGCTGTCCCGCTGGCACACGACCTCGATCTCGGCGGGGATGATGTAGGGCGCGGTGTCCTTCGCGGAGACCAGCGCCTCGGTCTCGACCCGCTTGCCATGCCACTTCGCCAGCGACGACTGGGACAGGTGAACCGGGGTCACCTCTTCGTCCTCTTCCTCCTCGTTCTCTCGGCGGAAGAGTGCGGGCGACCACTGCTGCGAGTTGCCCTGTAGTTCGCGCAGGTCTTCGGCGGTGTGATTGAGGTCGACGAGCCAGTCGGTTACGTCGCCCTTCGGGAACTCCTTGCGGTCTATCGGCAGCACCACGAGGGTCACGGACTTGGCGGTCGGGTATAGACACCGCGCCACTCGGTTCGCGCCCTTGATCCCCGCGTCGTCGATGTCGTAGCAGAGGACGACGTCCTTCTTGGCGAAGAGATCGTTCCACTCCATCGCCCACGTGCCAGCTCCACCCGTCGCACACATGGCGTTGAACCCACGCTCGCGCAACAGCAGGGCCTTCAACTCGCCCTCGGTGATCCAGATTTCCTGGTCCGCCAAAGCCTCGTACGGGTAGAGCCGCCGACCACCGAAGCCCTTGTAGTTGATTACCTTGTGGCGAGCGTCCTTCGGGTTCGGTGAGTACTGCCGTACATTGACGATGTTCTTGGCGTCGTCGTAGATCGGGATCGTGATCCGCTGTCGGTTGACGCCGAGCGAGTAGCGGTCGATGGTCTCTTTACTGATGCCCTTCTTCTTGAGTGCCTCGAGGTAGGGCTGTGTCTTGAGCAGAGCTTGGTGCCACTTCTCGACCATCTTCTGCGAGATGAACCGACCGACCCAGCCCTCTAGTTCTAGCTCCTTGATTATCGTCGGCCGCGTCGTGTTCATGCGGCCAGCGATGTAGTTGATGACGTCGCCCTTCGCCTCGCAGGTGTAACAGAAGAACGCCTTCTTCTCTACGTTGATCTGACACGACGGGTTCTCGTCCGCGTGGAACGCGCACAGCACACGTAGCTCGCCGTCGCCACGTTCCTCGTACTCGATCCCGAAGTGATCGAGCAGCTTGCGTACATCTAGGTCCTTGGGAGAACTCATGCTTCCTCGGCTCTAGGAAAACAGGACGGAAACCCTCACGAGTGAAAAGACGCCGCCCTAGGTTTGCTGGAAATCTCTCAGTTGGTTACGTCGTGTACAGGGCATCGACGTCGACGAATGAAAATGCCGTGCCCTCCAGGAGCCGCTCTAGTCGCCTTTCGGGGAGGACGTCCTTTCACTCGTTGACGTTTGCGTCGTCTTTCCATGCTGGTCCTCCTCGTTTCCTGAGTTCTCTGCGGCCGCGTGTTCTCGGTCGCTCTCTGGGCAGAATCACGCGCTCCTGGCAGATTCCCGCATTCTTTTCGTTTTACCCGCATGATTGCCGCTCGCTCGATTGATCCTGGCGCGACTTCTCGAAATATCTGATTGATACCCCTCTGAAAGTGCCAGGGCGATCTGAGAGCGATACCCGTAAAAATATATGCAACCTCTCCCCCGTATCTCTGAAACCTCGACTCTGAGAACGCCGATGGGCACCCTGTAAAAATAAAGGCTATCTGTACCCCCTATCGCTCTCATACCTCGCTCAGATTTTGAGGTCAATCTGAGAATCAGAGAGCGGGGACAGATAGCCTTTATTTTAACACTCGACTTTCGCCCCTTCCTTAGAACTAAGGGCGAGCCCATGTGGGGAGAGGTTGCATATATTTTAACAGAACGCTCGCTGGAACCCGCGAAGAAACGTGCCCGCGCCCGACTACTTTTCATCGGTCGCTCCCTCCTCGGCACGCTTCTTCTCGCGCTCCACTCGTTTGCGCTTGCGGTACTCGCGCATGTACTTCCTCATGTACGCGGCCCGCTCTTCTGGGTCCTGCCAATCGACACCCGAGAAGTTCGGACGGCCAGAGCCGAAGCCCTCGCCGCCCTCGTAGTAAGTGCACGTCTGACACTCGTCGTGATCCTTGTCGCAGGTGACCCTGCTGGCGGTGTACCTCGCGCAGTAGTAGTAACGCGAACCACGAGACGGCGTGTAGTGCTTACACAACGGGCACTTCTCGGGGCCGCGGTTCTCGCAGCCGCCGAGGGCACACGTCGTAGGTTTCTTGGTTAAGTCGCGCTCGTGCTTTCGTGGCACTCTCTACTCCCGATGTCTGCCGACGGCTGGGCTTCCCCGCCCTTAGTACCAGCGCCCAGCGAACCCCCGCGGTCCCGAGGTATCTAATCTCGCGTCAACAGGTTGAGGCTAGAAGTCACCGTCACCGCTGGGCTTGTCGCCCGAGGGACCGGCAGCGTCCGGCTCGTCCTCCTGCTCGGTGGACACCGTGACCTGCTGCAAGCTCTCGTGGACCTGCTTGAGCGCGGCGAACTCTTCCTCGGTCGCCCAGCCAGCGTTCTTGATGACGTAGTTGTAGTAGGACTCGTTGTTCTTGTTCGTCTCCTGGGTCGACGACAGCTTGTAGCGCCCGGCGAACAGCGGGCACTTGCCGCGGAAGCGGGCCAAGCTGAGTAGCTGCTTGCCGCGCTTGTGCGACGAGCGGTTGCAGGACAGCACGATCAGCCCCGCAACGTCGAGCCCCAGCGAGGGCACCGCGACCACGAAGTTGTGGTACTCGGTGACCACGAACTTCTTGCGGCCGTCTACCTCGACGCTCTCTCCGGCGGCCGAGCGCATGGCCAGCTCGGACTGCGCGTCCCGCGAGCGGTCGATGATTCCCTGGTTCGAGGAACGCGGGGCCCACTCGATCCACTCCAGGTAGTGCTGAACCGGGACGAACTCGATGGTCTCGTCCTTCTCCACCACGACCTCACCCGTGAGGGTGTTGACCATGGTCCCCGCTTTCATGTCGCCCTCGGCGACCTCGGGGCTCAGTGCCTGCAGGAGCTTGATCCGCGGCAGGACGAGGTCCTGCGGACGCATCTGCTCCATGCCCTCGTTGCCCTCCCCGATGTAATCGGGTCGCGGTGCCAGCGCACCGCCCTCCGTCTTCGCTAGTTCCTTCTTCTCTTTGCCCATCGTGCGTTGCTCCTTTAATCGTTGACCTGTCGAATGGAAACCGCTGTCTCGATGTACGAACGGATACCGTCTGGAATCTCACCTCCCTTCTCCAGCTGCTCCGCGCAGTAGGCGTTCAGTGTCCGCGAGACCACGTCGTCGTATACGAGCGGTGCGGTCTGCGGGTCTTCTCGGAGGGCCTTGATCACGGCCGCGCGTTCCATCGCCTGGTTCTTCGGCGGCAACGAGAAGTAGCCCTTCGCCTTGAGCGTGAACTTGTGGCCAGCCGTCACGCACTGGTCCAGCTTCTCCGCTTCCATCCTCGCCACGAACCGGCGCTGGATGTGCTGCTTGCTCTTGTTGAGTTCCTTGATCACGGAGTCGAGTGACTCCTTGGCGGTCCGGATGACGAGCAGCAGGTTCGCTAGTTCCGCGACCTTGCCCGCTGTCTCGTCTTCCTTGCCCACCGCCTCTGACAAACCGTCAGCGGTTAGCGTGAGCGCCATGCCCTCCTTCATTAGCTCCATCAGCGTTTGCTTCGTACCTGCTGTCGAGTTGTCCATCCCCGTGTCCTCTCACGGTCCTCAGAACGTACTCCCCCGCTCGGGCGTGGAAGAGCAGGACCTTCACCTCTCCCAGTGCCCAGAGCCACTCCGCGTACGTCGCGGCGATCATGCTCGCCGGTCCGCTCATTAACAGGAAGTCGTCGGCGGACACGAAGCCGTCGGCGATCAACTGCCGGACCGCGAGGGAGACCTTGTCTATCTGGAAGGGCGATACCTTCGTGGGTGGAGCTACGCCCTCCGGATTGTCTCGGTGGTCGCTGTTGTCGGTGAAGATGTAACACAGATCACCGAACCGTGTAGCGTCGTTGAAGTTGTGGTGCGCTGCCTTCACTACCCAGACCTTAGGCATGATGTACTCCTTCTACTGTGTCCGCCGCTTTCCCAGCAGCAGTTCCTTGATCGTCGAGAGGTCCTTCACCGCCTCGCTCAGTGACTTCTTGGACTGAAGGATCATGGCGATTCTCTCGTCGATGGTATCCTCGCACACGAGGTCGATATAGGTTACCGCACTCTTCGTGTGCATCCCTGACCGGTGGCACCGATCCTCTGACTGCAACCGCTTCTCCAACGAGAAGTCGTTGGAGTAGTAGACGGTCGTCGTGCAGGGGTGCTCGGCCGAACCCACGAGGTTCAGACCCAGGCCGCCGGTTGACGGCTCACCGATAAGTACTCTCACGCTCGGGTCGTTGTTGAAGCGTTCGGCGTTCTCGAAACGCTGCTCGGCCTTGATCCCGCCGTGCAGCACCACGGGGTTGTACTTCGCCAGCGCCTCTTCGATGACCTTGATGTCCTGCCGGAACCGCGCCCAGACCAGCACCTTGTGGTCGGGGTCGACGTCATTCTCCAGAATGGAGACCAGCTCGTCGAGCTTCGGGTTGCCGCCGGGGATCGGGGTCACGGTTCCGTCGAGACTCTTGAGGAAGCCGCAGGTGATCTGGGCGAGCCGCAGCAGTTTGACGATGGTCGCCGCCGCGTGGCTCGTCTTGCTCGCGTCCTGGAACTCCTTGTTGAGGGCCGCGATCAACCACTGCTCCATCTCTTTGTACAGCTCGGCCTGCTTCGGCGTCATCTCAACGGCCCGCGTGGTGTAGGTCTTGTCAGGCAGGTCGAGACACTGGGCCTTCTTGACCACGAAGGAACAGCGAGAGAGCCGTCGCTTTAGCTCGTCGAGGTTCTTGAAGCCGTGCAGTTTCTCGCGTTGCCCGCCACGCTCTCCGGCCTTCCACCGCTCGATGATCGAGTAGTGGTTCTTGTACGCGTAGTACGAGTTGAACCCGAGGCTGCCGGGCTGGAGAAACTGAAACTGCGAGAAGAGGTCGTACACGTTGTTCGTGACCGGCGTTCCCGTGAGGACCGCTCGACGCTTGCACGCCTGCCCCAACTCGTGCGTGGCCTTCGTCCGCTTCGCGTTGGGGTTCTTGATCCGCGTGGACTCGTCGAGGACGCACAGATCGAAGTTGAACTTCTTGAGCGGTTCGAGAATGGAGCGTATCCGCTCGTAGTTCACGAGGTAGAACTGGAGGCGAGCCTTCGAGCGGACGCCGTCCAGCAGTAACTCCAAGCCCTTCACCCCGGTACGCAGCCGACCCACCCACGTGGGGAAGTCTTCGGGCAGGTGCTTTCCGATCTCGGCACGCCAGTTCAGCAGCAGGGACTTGGGTGCCACGATCAGTACGCGGTAGGGGTCGTCGCTTTCACGCGCACACCACAGCGCCTCGTCCAGCACGACCTTCGTCTTGCCGGTGCCCATCTCCATGAGGAGGGCGAAGTACTCTGCGTTGTGCATGGAATCGAGCGCGACGGTCTGGTGACGATAGGGTTCGGTGTGAAACTTGTGCGGCACCTCGTGGACCTTGTCGTTGAAGAGGTACTCCCAACGACGCCGCGCCTTCTTCTCCTCGAACTCTCGGGTCTTTTCAATATAGGATATGGCCACCCGAGCCTCGTCGTCGATCTCCATTTCCTCTTCGAGGAAGTACGAGCGGAGATAGGCGACGTTGTTCTCGGTGAGCGGCACGCGCCACTCATAGTCTTGAGCGGACCACTTCCGCTCGGGGAACCCCTTTATGAGGTCGACCGTGTCGGTAAACAGCGGGCCAGACTTGACCACGATGGCCAAGCGGTCTGCCGTTCCTAGCGTGACCTCAATGCGGGCTGTCAACGTATGCTGTCCGGTTGCCATGGTTTCCTCCTCTCTGCTGTTCTACTGTTGGAGGGTCATCCCCTCTATCATCTTATAATACCTAAGCGGCTGAAATTAAACCAGCTTCTTTATATTCTCCTTGCACACGCGGAACGGCGGCAACGGACACCACGTTCCGACCGGCACCACGCGCGTCTTTTCCCCGGGCTCGTTGGGGTACTCGTCGGCGAACCAGTTTGGGTTATCGCGGTGCACCCCGTTATCGCGGGCGCAGTAAAAGACGTGCTTGGCCCGCATCTCTGACAGCGGCTTGGCGTACCCGTAGTGATGGACGATCACGGACAGCGGGGTAGAGTTGGCCTTGTGGTACGCGCCGCCGGGCCCCTCGTACCTGTCGAACCTGCCGCGAAAGCGGAACCCGTGTTGCCTGCGGATCACGCGCATTACCTGCGTGTCGAACCGCCCGCCCACTACGACGTGATCGGTGTCGCGGTAGTAGTGCTGGAACGGCAGCGTCGCGGAGGAAACGCCGCCCCTCTCGAACACCTCGCGGATAGCCTCGACGTCGTCGATGTACTCGTCGATGTCGGGGTACGCGATCACGCCGCAGCGGGAGCGGTCGAGCCACGCGTTCTGCATGGCCGCCTTGCTGTCCCAGACCTTTCGAGCGACGAGCTGTATCTTGTGCTCGGGATCGGGGAACTGAGACACGATGTTTGGGGTGACGTCGTTCTCCACGCGCGGATACTTCGAGACCCGTCCGTACACGACCACGAGTTCGTCTGCCTTGTCGTAGTAGTACTCCAGCCACCGCCGCATTAGGGTTGGCTCGTTGTACGCGATCGTGCAGACCGCGAGTCCGCTGCGGTCCACCGCTCGTCGTTCTGCTGGCAGGTTCTTGAGCACGCGGTCCACGTAGTCGAGTACCTGCTGCGGTTTGATCTGGAGCATGGAGCGGCACCCGACCTTGCGGCACCTCGGAGACCAGCCGCGACGCACCGTGTAGTAGCAGGGCCCGCAGACCCGACCTTGAATCCAGTGTGCTCGCGGGTAGGGGTTGCAGGTCAGCTCTCCGTCGGTGCACCCGAACAGCCCGATCGTTGGCACGCCCATCATTCCCGCCATGTGCAGCGGCCCGGTGTCTACCGACAGCACCAGCTTGGCTCGCTTCACCACGGCGGCGACTACCCAGAAGGGCACCTTGCCCAGTTGAGGGAACGGGAACTGCCGCTTCAAGCTGGGCTTGTCGACGAATGTGATGACGTTCTGGCGCCGCGCCCGCAACCCGTCGATCACCTTGCGCCACCGCGACGGCGGCCAGCTACGATCCCGCCCCGTGGCGTAGGGCACCACGATCACGTAGTCGTCGGCGGTCTTCCAGTCGAGCAGGCCGCGCACGGTCCCCTCGACCAGCTTCTCCTCCTCGGCCGAGAACTGCAAGCGCCCGAGCCCCGCGAAGGGAACGGAGGCCGCGCGGAACCAAAGCTCCATGCGATCCTTGTCCACGGGGCCGGGGCAGACCCGCTCGTAGTAGTTGACCGGGCACCAGAGGTCTACGACCTCGTCGAACTCGATCCCCGTGGAGAGCAGGTAGGGGAAGCGTTTCGGGTCGAGCATCTGGTCGCGGCCTCGCCGCTCACGGAACCCTACGCCCACCACCCGGTCGACGTCCGGCGAGTGGCGAACGTAGTTCTCGTACCAGTCCAGGATGAAGTAGGTCACCTCGTAGCCCGCCGCCTTGTAGGCGCGGCAGACGCTGAGACACTGGGTCGCGTCTCCGAGGCCGCCCGCTTCCCTGACTATCGCCGCTTGGCGTCTCTCAGCCATGGCGTCAACACGCTGTCCCAGTGCTTGTTCGCAGCTAGGCGGTAGGCGTTGAGTGCGGTGACGCCGCGCACGCGGCAGTCCACGAGGAAGGGTTCGTTCTGCGAGCCGCAGTTGCGGAGCGACGAGTAGCGGCAGGGTCCGCCGCAGATCAACGCCGCGCCGCAGAAGCGGCAGTCCAGCTTGGCGTTGACGTGGCGGTTGCAGGCCCACTGGTCGAGGCGCTCCTGCTCTAGCCCCGTGTCCACGTGCCCGACCTGCGTGTCGCCCTCTCGGTGGCACGCGAAGATTTCCCCGCCGGGGTTGATCGTGAAGACACCGATGGCTCCGCCGCAGGTGGCGGCGTGGAGCTGGTGTGTCTTCACGCGAGCGTAGAACTTCTCCATGATCCGCCAGCGAGCACGCTTCCCTCGGAAGAGTCGCTCCACGCACCAGTCGACCGCTTGCTGATACTGGTCCGCGAACTCCTTCCAGTGCTCGGCGGTGTACTCGTCGGTGCGGTCGTCGGCGGGCTCGACGGCGCAGGCGTGCGCCAGACCCTCGTCGGCTACCTCGTTGAGCGCGAGGACCCGCGACGAGAGGTTCGGGTTGTCTATGGTGTAGGTCCCGCGGAGGGTGACCCGCCCCGTGAGCTTGGCGTCGCGGAGCTTGACCAAGCCCTTGACGACGTCCTCCCACGAGCCGCGACCGTCAGCGTAGACTCGGTTCGCGTCGTGGGTTTCCTTGTCGCCGTCGAGCGAAACGATGAAGGTGAACTTCCGCGTCTGGAACAGACGGATCATCGCGGGGTCGATCAGTGTCCCGTTGGTCGTGACGTGAAGCGTAGCTCTCGGGAAGAGCTGCGCCACGTACTCGATCAGCTTGAAGTTGGTAAGCGGCTCCCCGCCGAAGAACGAGATGAACTCGGGACCCTTTCGCGGGTCTCGCCAGGGAATTACCTTCGCCGCCTTCTTGACGACCTCCTTCGACATCATCTCGTTCTCGAGGTCGACGAAGCAGTACTTGCACCTCAGGTTACATCGATGGCTGATGTTCAGTACCATCGACCGCGCGCCCGGCCGTGGCATGTGTTCCTCCTTTCAGGTTCCGTAACTCGTGGTCGGTTTCAAGGTAAAGCCCAAGTTCGCCGCATCGGTCCCGGCGGACTCGTCGAAGTTCGCGGTCTGCGTTGTGTCATAGGTGGGGTTATAGATCAGCATCGGAATCGTTCCGGTTGTGACCGGCCAGTTCCCGGGGTTGTCCGCGTCGAACTCAAGATAGGTGTTCGCTGCACCCATTGAGAACGAAGACTTGAACGCGCTACCTGTGGTATACGCTCCGGACGCGGTGGCGGTGATGTTCGCCAGCATCTTGTAGGGTCCGAGGAAGGAAACGCCCACGCCTGTCTTGAACAAGAACTTCACCGCGTCGAACCCCGAAGGCGCGACGAGCCACGCGTTGCTGACCTTCTTGTAGAAGATGCCGCGCTGGTCACCACCGTTGAAACTAGACCCGCCAGAGATAGAGCACGACGCGAAGTTCGCGGTAGAGACAAATCCACTTAGTGCTGGGGTCGCGGCCTTCATCGCGGTCCAAGCGATGGCGGGCGTTGACTGAAAGAAGCTCGCCTTGCTGGCGGACTTCATCCGGATCGGTCCGGTGTAGACGTGCGTCGTCGGTATCCAACGAAGGATGTCGTTGATGACGTAGTACAACCCCATGATGTGTTCGAGGTAGGGATGGTACGTCGCGGCCGGCATGTCCTTGCCGGTGGTCAAGGTGCCCTTTCGTGTCGGGCGAAGAATCCAGTTGTAGTTCGGAGCGATGTACCCCATGCCGCCCGGTTCACCATAGGTGGAGTGCAGATAGTTCTTCATGCTGACCACGGACCAGAATCCGTGCGCAGACCCAGAGGCGTACGCTAAGCCGGGGCGGTTGTACTGCGTGCACAGCGCCTGACAGATGTCACGCGCCGCGATCAGCCACGTGGTGTTGAAGGGGTTGGTAGTAGAGAGAGCCTGCGCCGCGGTCTTCTGTGTCGAGTCACCGACCCAGTCGCACCGCTCGATCAACGCCGACCGAATGTCGTTGAAGTGGGAGAGCTGCATCTGGCTGGTGCCGGCCACCAGCGAAGCGAAGTCCGACCAAGCCACGACCTACTCCCACACGACGTAGAGCCCGCTGCTGTCCTTCGCTAGACCGCCGCTGCCCTTGAGCTTCACGTCCAGCTCGTCGGTACCCGTGCCCACGAACTCCAGCCCCGGGTTCGAGGCTGCGAGCTTCACGCTGAACTCGGTGCCCGATAGGTCGAGCCCGTCGCCCGCGGTGTAGGTGGTGTTGGTCGCGTTGAACTGCCCACCGCTCCACGAGATGTTCGAGCCCGCGAAGCTGGTACCGTCGAACCCGTGTTCGTGATCCTCTCTTGAATAAGGCGTACCTGAGCCCGCCGCCCCGCTGGTGCCGTCGACGTCGAGGGGAACCTCGGTCGAGGGGGAGAGACCCGCGCCGTCGGAGACGTGGAACTGATTGCTCGACCACGTGATGTTGTTGCCCGCGAAGTTCGTCCCGTCGAACCCGTGCTTGTGATCGCTCTTACTCGCGTCGGTCCCGATGCCCGCAGCGCCGCCATAGGTGTCCACGTCTCGCGGCGCGTAGTTAGAGAGGAACGTAGTGGCGTCCACCTCGAACGCACCGTAGTACCACTTGATCGTGAAGCCCGCGAAGTTCGTCCCGTCGAACCCGTGCTCGTGGTCGATGCGGGCGACCTTGTTGGTCGTGCCCTCTTTCGTCGAGGGCGACCCAGTGAGAACGTCGGTCACCTCGCCGCCGGAGTCTCCCCAGATCACACCCCACTCGTCGCTCCCGCTACCGGTGGCCTCCAAGCCAGAGTAGTGCGCGGAGTCGCTGTTGCCCGACGTGCGGCGAACGAAGGCGTGCTCGTGATCGTCGCGAGCATACTCGGAGTTCGAGCCCGCGGCGTTCGAGGTCTTCACGTTCTGGATGTCGGACCCCGGTGTACCGCCACCGCCCGAGGCGTTGAACTGCCCGCCGCTCCAGGTGATGTTGGTCCCCGCGAAGGCGGCGCCGTTGAAGAGGTGCTTGTGATCGGCGCGAGCCACCTTCGTGCTCGACCCCACCGCGCCCGTCGTGTCGCTGACCGAGGCGATGTTCCCGAGCGTAGCTTCCCAGTCGGCGTTGAAGGCGTCGGTCGCCCAGCCGAGCCCCTCGCCAGCGAACGCGGTACCGTCGAACCCGTGTTCGTGGTTGGCCCGCGCCACCGCGGAGCGGTCGCCCTTCTTCTCTGCCGCCGACGGCGAGGCTTGAGTCACGTCGGTGATGTAGGCCTCGTCGTCTTCCCAGATCACGCCCCACTCGTCGGTCCCTGTACCGGTGGCCTCGATCCCCGAGTAGTGCGGCGTCCCACTGTTGCCGGCGGTCCGTCGAACGAAGGCGTGCTCGTGATCGTCGCGAGCGTACTCGCTGTTGGACCCCGCGGCGTTCGCGGTCTTGACGTTCTGAATGTCTGACCCCGGTGAACCACCGCCACCGGTCGCGTTGAACTGACCGCCCGACCACGTGATGTTGGTCCCCGCGAAGGCAGACCCATCGAACCCGTGCTCGTGGTTCGAGCGAGCCACCTTGGTCGTGTCGCCCTTCTTCTGTGCAGCAGAAGGTGAAGCCTGCGACACGTCGGTGATGTAGGCCTCGTCGGTCTCCCACGTCGGGAAGATCTGGCCCTCGAGGTAACTCAACCCGAGGTCGGTGCCCACGATGTTGTCGGTCACGTAGAGCCCGTTGTCCTCCGGAACCTCGGAGTGGTGCCACTCGATGTTGCGGTTGAAGACCTCTAGCGGTGCGCCCTTGGTTGGACGGCCGCGCACGCCGAGCGAGTCGGTCTGTGCCCAGATGTAGAACGGGTACGAGAGGTCTGACTCGCGGTCACCGTCGGTCACCTGCGTCGGCTGCTCGAACCCGACGTTGAGCTTATCGTCGTACCACTCCTCGTCGTTGGTCTCGACCGACTCGCAGAGCCAGCCGCAACCCTCAGCCTGCACCGAGTCGGCGCAGTTGGTCTCGGTCAGCCCGCACCAAGTCTCGCCACAGTTGGGATCGTCTTCGGTGTCGTGGAAGACGTCGTCGACCGAGCACATGATCGAGTCGCAGATACCGGTGTCGGTCGGGCAGTAGTCGATGGAGTCGTCCCAGCCGGTCTCGCGCCAAGGCTCGCACGAGATCATGCACGTGTCGGTGCAGTGGTTCTGTTCCCAGTCTTGACAGATGTCCCCGTCACCTTGCTCGGTGACCCCGCAACCCCACTGCGAAGTGCAGGGCGATCCCTCTGAGTAAGTGCAGTCGCCGTCGCCCGCGGACTCGGTGACCACGCCGCAGCCACCCGACAGCTCGTGGAAGTCTTGACACGAGTCGCAATACGCGCAGGCTTCCCCGGTCTCGCACGCTACGCAGGTCTCCTGCCCTGTCTCGCAGGTCGCCTGACAAATCTCGCAAAGGGAGGTGTCGCACCCGGGGCCGCGAGGTAGGCGGACCTCCAACTCGATGAGGTCCATCTGCCCAGAGGTCCCTGACCCGGGAGACTGCTTGACGTGCTCGACGATACCCTTAACCCCGCTCGGCACCACGTCGCCCGCATCCATCTCGACCGTGTCGAGGCGTTGCACCTCTAAGCGGGTGAGGAAGGTGCGGACCTGCAACCACTCGTAGACGAACGCCCACCGCTTGAGCCAGAACGCTGCGATCTCTGCGGCCGAGCTTCGAGTCTGGTACGCCCACAGTTCGACACGCTTCTGGATTCGACCATACGCCGAGATAGCCGACGTGTCTTCGACCACCACGAACTTGGTGTCGTCGTCATCGGTGTACCTCGCATAGACCGAGGTGAACAGCTGTTCCACCGGGGTGAGACTGAGACGCGGCGTCGTGAGCTGGATGTCGTCTTGGTCCACGGTCGAGGTCGCCGCCGCAGCGGGCGAGTTGGTCAGGTAGCGGAGATAGCCCTTGCCCGCTTCCCAGACCAGCACGGACCTCGACTGAAACGCTAGGTCCGCCGCGACGTCGAGACCGTTCTTGGTCTCGTGGAGAGCGAACGCCATGTCGAGGTGATTGACCAGCGGGTTGACCGCGTTGAAGCTCGCGAGGTCTAGGTCACTCGCCGAGACCCCAGCGTGTCGCGTGAGCAGGTCATAGGTCACCTTGTCCGGGTCTTCGATTAAGTTGTTCGACCCATCGACGGTGGCCTTGAAGGTTACCCAGAGTCCATCCTCGACGATGTTCGGTTCGATCAGGTCGAGCGGCCGCTTGAACCGAATGGTGGTGATCCCGTGTCCAAGACCCCACGAGGTGTCGTTCAGCTTGACGACGTAGTCCGACGGATTGATCGGCGTGAACCGATTCTCGGTCTCCTCCTGCTTCACCTCGTCGGAGGTAGCTGCCGCGATCTTGAACTGCGCCCGCACCTCGATGTTGGTGATGGAACGCGAGGGTGCGTCGTTGCAGGCGTAGACGATCCCCGAGGGCAGGACGTGTTCCACGATCTCGCCGCGCGAGTGCTTCGAGGTCGGCGTCTCGATGTAGTAGGTGGCGCCGCGAGGCACGCGCTCGCCGATGAAGGGGTTGAGTTCCTTGTAGAAGGGTCGGTCGACCTTGATGACGCCGAGCCTCGCGTCGTACGCGATGATGGTACGCCGCACCGAGAACCCGAAGATGAAGAGCCGAACCCGATAGCCCTTCAACTCGTTGTCGGTGGGGAAGTCCACGGGTAGTCGGAAGTCGCGTAGCCTTCGAGCGCCGCCGCAGCGGTGCGTGGTCTGTGCTTCGTGAACGCGTCGCGGTCGCTGGATCGCGGTGAACTTCACCCCGTCGAACGAACCGCGCATCTCTTCGGTCCCGACGCGGATGTTTATGTTCTCGCCCTGCGGGAAGTGCTCGCCGTTCTTGACGTGGAACGAGTCTTGCGTAGCGTCGATGTCTTCCGCGAGCACCGTCGTGTAGCCTCGCTGGATGCACACCGACTGAACGCGCGGCACCTTGCCGTAGGCGATGGGCAACATCTTGCCCTCGTCCTCGCGCCAGACGTCGGGGAAGTCGCTCTGGTTCGCAATGGTCCCGATGTTCTTCTCGAAGAGAGCGACGACGTCTTCTACGTCGAACCGCATCGTAGCTCTCGACGTGTCCTTCGAGATCGGCGACGACAACATGCCCTTCATGAGGAGCGTGAGGTCCGCCACCGCGTTGCCCACGAAGTGCTGGTAGATGTAGACCGGTGACTTCTCGGTCTGCACCTCTTGGACATACTCGCGGATCACCGCGTCCTCGTCTCGCAGGACGAACGAGAAGTCCGAGATCACGTTGAGCGAGTTAGCTTGGTCGGGATTGAGGGGCATGTCGACCACGCCGGTGGACACGAGGCGGGCTTCGGTGACCACGCCGCCCGAGATCGTTAGCGCCTGCTCGGAGTAGTACTTCGTACCGATGGGCGAGGGCCAGTCGACCCTCACCACGAGGCGCGGCTTGGTCGAGGTCGAGTTCTTCTCGGTGTTAGTTGGTCCGGTCAGCGAGCGCAAGGGTCACCCCACCACGGAGTTGAGTTCCATCGGAAGCGCAACGTCCCAGTTGTTCTTGGACTTCTTCTCGAAGGATAGGTTGTCCTCGATGAAGCGCGCGGTGAAGTTCGCCCCGTTCGTGTCGGTGTAGGTGAAGGTGTACAGCATGCCCTCGACCTCGGTTCGGAAGAAGGTCTCCAGCGATGACTTCTGCGCGTCCGAGAGTCCGATCAGTACCGGGCGCACCGGGTACGTGGTGACCCCGTGGTCATACACGAAAACCGTTCCGTCCATCGTTCGGCCGAGTGCTTGGTGCAGGTCAGAGCGCCCCGCGTAATCGGGAGAGGGACCTGGCAACGAGACCGGTGTGCCCGCGCCCTTCTGCAACGTGATCGTCGTACTCGCCATCCCCTATCCTTCTCTACCCAACTGGGTACGCCCGCGTCTCCCAGCCGTGGTCACCTCTGGTATGATCGCGTTGCGAACTACCGAGCGGTCCACGGGCTGCTTGATGTTGATGTTGACGGTCGAGGGTCCACCGGCTTCGGCACCCGCGGCGCCGGCACCAGCGAGCGCGGCCTCGGTCGTGAAGGTCCGCGTCGCCGAGATGTCCACGGTCTCTTGGAAGGCCGAGAGCTGGTCGCCGATCATGGTCAATGACTTGCCCAGCACGTCGGTGACTCTCGGCGAACCCTTCTTCCAGAACATCAGCGTGTTGGTGACCTTGTCTCGAACCTTGGACCAAATCTTGTTCGTGTAGTTGAGGATTCGGTCCCACATGCCCTTGATTAGGTTGAAGCCCTTGAGCAGTGCACTCGCGATGATCTTGTGCGGGAAGATCAGAGTCCAGATGGTGTTGGCCATCTTCTTCAAGGTGTTCCAGACGAGGTTCCAGAGTTTCTGCAAGATCATCCCGACGAACTCGAAGATACGCTTCCACCCGTCGATGATGAACCGAACGGTGGCTCGCATGATGTCCGCGATCAGTTCCTTCGGGAAGAACATCTTGCGGAACAGCGACATCAGCGACACGAGGAAGTCGATGATGAACCGACCGACCTTCTGCCAGTCTCCGCGGATGATGGACACGACGATCATCATCGCGTCACCGATCACGCGAGCGATGGCTCGCCATATCCGCATCGTGTGCCGCCACAGTGACAGCATGATGTCGATGATGAACATGACCGCGGGTTCTATCAGGCGCCACACCGAGATGATCCAGTGGATAGCGGTAGCGATGTTGCGTTGCATCTGCTCGAACCCACGCTTGGCCGCTTCCCAGAACATGCTGAGAACTTCGAGGATGTCGTCCCCGTTCTCGGCCCAGAACTCCGAGAGCCCGGTCCACACCTCGCGGATGTGTTCTCCGATAACGCGAGAGAACTTCTGGATGATGGTCCAGACCGACGACCACACCTGCTTCGCCAGCGCGAGGATCGCCAGCCACTTCGGCTTCATCGCGTTGAACCACCACACCGAGGTCGAGATGACGAAGTCCGCGATCTTCTGGAACCACTCGGAGACCGTGTTCCAGATGTCCATCCCCGTGGTATTGAGCCAGAGGGAAATCGCAGCCCAGACCTCCTTGGTCCTTCCCTCCAGCCACGCCCACGCGCTCGCCGCTTGCTTGACGAGGTCCTTGATTATCGGGATGACTCGGTGCTTCACTCGCAACCACTGCTTGAATATCCAGTCCGCGATGAACTGCACCGCGTCCTTGATCTTCTTGCGGACCAGCAAGAACGTGTCGACGACGCCCTTTATCACGTCTTGGAAGGTCAGCGTGCTACCGCTCACCTCCTTCCACGCGTCTGCGATGATCTTCCCGATGACGAGGAAGATCGGCGCCAGCAACCAGAGCTTGGAGATGAGTCCCCCGACTACCACGATGATCTTCCCGAACGCCACGATGAAGGGAGCCGCGATGGTGAGCGCGAGCCCTGCGAGTAACATGATCGGTCCGAGGATCGCGAGTAACGAGAGCTTGACCCAACCGATCTTCTCCGCCCACTCCTTGAGGACCGGGATGATGTGGGTCTTCAAGAGCCGCAGGAAGATGTTGAGCCGCGTGGTCCACAGAGTGACGAAGCGCCATATCTCCGTGTCGATGGCTTCGCGGTTGGCCTTGACCCAGTCCCGCATTCGGATCACGACCTTCTTAATCGCGTTGACCAGCTTCGTCATGTGCGGCAGGAAGATTTCACCGATCTGAATCCCGAAGACCTTCATCTGCTGGACCATCTGCCGGAAGCCGAACAAGAAGGTACTCGACATCTTCTTGAAGGCCGCCTCCGACGACCCCGCCGCCTTGTTCATCTCCTTGGTCTTCTTGGCGAAGGTCGCGGCCTGCTCGTTGGAGAGCGCGAGCGCCGCGGCGATGGCTCGCTGGTTCGGGATCAGTACCGCCATGCGTTCGAGGAAGGTCTTGCCCAGCAGGTCGTTCAACAGGAGTATCTGTTCTCCCGTCTCCTTGCTGATCTTCCCCGTGCCCTTCATCATCTTGTTCATGCGGGCCGCGATGGCGGCGTCGTCCTTCATGAAGTCCGCGAGTTCCTTGAGGAACTTGCCGAGACCCTTCGACCCCAGTGCCGCCGCGTTGAACTCCAACCCCAGTGCCGCTGCCGCCTCGGTCGCTTCCTTGCTCTGCCCGACCACCGCGTTGAGGATCGCGCGTAGCTGGGTCGCCACCTCTGCGGTGTCACCCGTCACGCCGGTCAGCGTAGCGAACGCACCGAACATCTCTTCGAGCTGGATGTTCGCGGCCTTTGCGATAGGCGTTACCCGCCCAACGGAGTGCGCGAGTTCCGCGAAGGTTGTCTGACCTAGCTTGACCGTCTGGAACGCGAGGTCGAAGACACGGGTCGCGTCCTTCCACTGTAGACCGTAGGCCTTGATGACCCCGGTCCCGAGCAACACCGCCTCGTTGGTAGACGCGACTCCACCGATAGCCGCCTTCGTCGCCTTCGCCAAGAACTCGATGGACTCCGCGGCGTCGACACCTGCCGACACCGTCGCGTACAAGCCGAGCGCCATCTCGTTGGTCGACTTGCCGAAGTCCGCCGACAGCGCCAAGATGTCTTTCCGCATCCCCGCGATCTGAACGCTGGAGACACCGCCGAGCAGGGTCTCGATCTCGGCGAAGCGTTCCTCGAAGGTCGCGGCCATCTTGGTCGTGGTCACGATGATCCCGGTCATGGTCGCGGTGATGACTGCCCCGGTGTTGCGGACCTTGCGACCGACGTTCCCGATAGCTCGACCGGTAGACTCGACAGCGGCACCCGTCTTGGCGACAGCCTTGCCCAGCGTACCGAGACCGCGCTGGGTCTTCTGCAACGCCTTACCGAATACACCGAGGGCTTGGACGCCCTTGCTGACAGCACGGAGCAGCGGATTGACATCCGCGCCTAGCTCGCCCCAAATCCCTGCTACTTCGTTACCGGGCATCCCGCTCCCTCTTCTGCTTCTCTCGGATTTCCTTCATGCGCGCCTCGACCTCCGCCGAGTACTTCGGCCGGTGGAAGGGTCGAGCCGTCGCCATGCGTTCCTTGAGCTTCCGCTTGATCTGGCTGCGAACGCTCTTCTTGAGGTTGGGCCAGTCTGCCTCTGTTAACCGCTCCAGCTTCTCTCCAGCGCGACGGCCGTCGATGATGGTCGAGAGAATCTCGGCCTCCCTTGGAAAGAGGTCGAGCGTGTCGTCCCTCGTCCAGCCGTACTCTTCACCGAACAGGTCAACGAGGCGCTGGAACCACCAAGGGTCTAGGCCGCGTTGCCGCGACTCAGTAGCCGCTGGAGCTGCTCTCGTAAACGGCGGATGGCTTCCTTGTCCAGAAGCTCCACCACCGTGGTCACGATGTTGATCGCGTCCTCGATCTCTAGCTCCTCGGCTTCTTCCTCGGTGAGGGGCTTGTCGTCCTTCTTCACCAGCGTGGTGAAGACCGACGGCAGCACCTCGGGGATTTTCAGGGCGAGGGTGATGCCGAGCTGCTTGTCGACCGCGCTCGGCTCGTTGCTCTCGTCACCCTCTTCCTTCTTCTCCCCGCCCTTGGTCAACAACGAGATGTCCAGGTCGGCGTCTTGCAATGCCCGAGCCACGACCGTTAAGGTCTTGAGTCTCGGGCGTCCCACGGATACCTTCCCCAACACCGTGTCGAGGTCTTTGGTCCTGGGCAGACTGGCCCTTTCCTCTGTCATGCTACTTCCCTCCGCGCTCCAGGGTTTCGTTTCCTACTGTTAGCTCGGCGAACCGATCTTGCCGAGGAGCTGACCTTCCTGACGCGACTCGTCCGGCATGGCCTTGAAGGTGACCTCGAAGACCCGGTCCCCTTCGTTGTTGAAGGCGATGGCTACCGGTGCGTTGGACACCGTGCGCCACAGGTAGACGTCGTAGTCGGTGACGGCTCCCTGCTCCAGCGGGTGAATCCGCATCAGTACCGCCTCGTTCTCCGCGAGGTGGAAGCCCGCGGTGCGCCCGAGCCCCAAGTAGTTCGAGCCCTGCAGCCCCGCCGGCATGGCCTTCTTGAGCTTGGCCAGTTCCCACTGCGTGATCCGCGTGGTCACCTCGATGTTCTCACCGATGAGCAACAGCTCCACCGGCGTCGAGCCGTAGGCGTCCACGTTGCGCTCGCGGATGTCCGGCTCGTAATTGAACTCCACCCCGTCCTGCGTGTGACCGATGCTGGCCTCGGGCGTCCCGAGGAAAATCTCGCACGGCCCCGCAAGAATCTTGCTGAGGTCGCCACCAGTAATGTTCGGCATTCCCTTTCCTCCTCGTTACAGGTCCTTGCGGACCACTCTGATTACCCAACTCAGTGGGCGTTGCTCCTTCTGTTCCTCCGCTCTAAATGCTATGCGCCCTCCCGTTCTCCACATGTTCAAGCCCTTCCAGTGCGTCGAGTCTAGACGCCACTGTGTGAATAGGTTGTCGAGGATGTCAACGATGCCGTCGATCGCCGTCGCAGCTTCGCCGCCCTCCGCGTGCACGTCCATCTGCACCAGCAGGTCGATGTACCCGTAGGTGTCCCACCGAAGGTTCGGGTCGTCGTCGACCACGAAGTAGGTGACGCAAGGGTAGTTCGCGCCCTGCGGCGGACGGATGTAGTAGATGTGCTCGCCGCCGAGGTCAGTGACCAACTCGCTCGACGTGAGCAGCCTCGCCGCGATGGCGGACCTGATCTCTTGTCGCACCCTTAGTCCCTCCGTGCACCAGACGAAGATGGGCATCGTCGGGATGCTGTTGAAGCCCTCGTAGTAGGCCATCGCCATCAGCATGTAGCGCTGGCCCGTGTCGAGCCCCGTGATCTGCCCAGACCGAACCAACGAGGGAGTTACCGGCGGCGTCACGTCCACGTAGGCCGACCACGCCTCGTTGTCTTCGGGCTTGTACCACACGCGCAGCGTGTCGGTCGTCTCGCCCACGTTCGCCGAGAACGAGATGCTGTCCCCGTTCTCGTCGTCGGTCCCTACGAAGTCCGTGGGCGTGTCGGGGTATAACGCAGACCCCGTGATCTGCCACGAACCGAGAATCGCTCGCGTGTACATCTAGGGCACCAAGCTCCAAGCCGTCGCGTTGATGGGTCCGCGAGTCAGCGTCGTCACGTCCGCGCCATCCTTGTCGGTCAGCGTGCACTCCCACTTGCGCGCCGAGCCCGCGGTGTTCCAGATGTAGGCCTTCGTCGGCGAGCTGGTGATGTCGAACTCCAAGCGGTTCTGCCGAAGCTCTTGCACGATGGTGACGTCGGACTGCAGGGTCGCGACCGCTGCCGCGGTGGCCAGCGCCGAGACGTCGGCCTTGAAGTCGTCGGGACCGGTGACCGATACCCCGTTGACCGCTCCGACGTCGACCTCTTCTCCGTCGAGCGTGGCCTTGATGTCGGTCCCCGAGAAGTTCATCTGGTCGGTCTTGACCTTGATCGCGTCGACCACGGTGATGATGTAGTCGAGGTCGACCTGGTTGGCGTCGATCACATCCTTGAGGTCCTTGTAGATCGAGCCGCTGACTCCGCTCACGCCACTGACGTCGCGTTCCTTGAGCGCCTCCGCCACGATGTCCTTGTTGTTCGCGTTGTCGTTGAGGTCCACGCTCGTGGCGACCTCGCCCTCCCAGCTTCCGCTGCCGTGGTTGCTCGATAGCTCGGTGTCGATGTCCGACGCGCTCGGGTCGTTGAGCACGCCCTTGTCTGCCACGCGAGCTTGCACGTTGGCGCCCGAGAAGTTGAGCTGGTCGGTCTTCGTTTGGATCGTGGTGCACTTGGTGTTGACCGTGGAGAGGGTCGCCTGCAGTGCGAGCGCGGACACGTCGGCCTTGAAGTCGTCGACCCCGGTGACCGCCACGCCCTTGACCTCGCCGAGATCGACCTCGTCGGTGTTGTGGTTGAAGGTCGAGAGCCCCGACACGTCGGCCTTGAAGTCGTTGATGTCTGTGACGCCGACGCCCTTGACCTTGCCGATGTCGACCTCTTCGCCCACGAGGGTCGCGTGGATGTCGGACCCGGTGAACGCCATCTGGTCGGTCTTGCCCTTGACCGCCGCGAGGTTGCCGCCAGCCTCCAGCGCCCGTGTCGAGACAGAGGCGTCGAGGTACGCGTCGGTGTCCGCCTTGACCGCGTCGAGGTTGCCGCCGCTCGTCGCGCTCTTGGTACCGGTGACCCCGAGCGCCTGCCGAATGTTCTCCTTCTCGCCGCTGGTCCAGTCGGTGCCACCGCCGCCGCCGACGTCGTCGACCTCCTTGGTCGTGTCGCCGCCGGAGTTCTGGAAGAAGAAGTCGAGGTTGCGTCCGACCTTCCCCTGCAACGAGGTGCCGTCAACCCGATCCACGTCGACCGTGTCCGACGAGGCGTCGAAGTCAGAGCGGGTCGAGACCGCGACGTCGAGGTTACTGACGTCCGCCTTGAAGTCGTTGACGCCCGTGACCGCGGCGTCATTCACGTCGCGGATGTCCACGAGCAAGAGCTTGGTCACGTCGGAGTTGAAGTTCAGATCGTCGGTCTTGACCTTGATCGCATCGACCACCCCGTCCACCGTGTCGAGCTTGGCGTCGTGAGCCGAGAGCGCGGCCGAGGTCGCGAGTCCGCTGACGTCTGCCTTGTAGTCGTCGAGCGGGATGGTGTAGATGGACACCATCTCGATCACGACGTCCGCCGTGGCGCTCACCGGAACAAGGTCGAGCAGGTCGCAGTTCGTCTCGGCTTGCGTCATGGTGAACTGATACGCGCCCTTCATGTTCGTCGCGTCCAGCTCGGTCGGGTTGACATCGTTGGTCGCCGCCGCAGCGCCGCCGTCCTTGCTGAGGTACGCCGTGATGTTCGCGGCGTCCCCGGTCTTGGGCGCGTCGGCCGCGGTATCCCACGCGAAGACCGTGACCAGCTGGCCCGCTACGTTCTTAAACATTGTGCCTCCTCACGCCGGGGCGGTAACCGCTGGCCGACGGGGTGATGGAGAAGATGAAGTCCGCCGTGTTGTTCCCGCTGTCGAGCGAACCCACGCAGTAGACGTCGTTCCCTGCGGAGGCGTCCCCGTCTTGGATGTCCGCCGCGTCGTAGAGCCAGCTCGTTCCCTGCAAGTCCAGCTCCCACTGAGTCGCGGGCGTCGTCGAACGGAGCACCGCTCGGGTCCCGCTGGTGCCGAGACTCTTGAGGACACCGTTGACCACGATGCCGTTCCCCACCCCCGAGGCAACCTGATGCGTCTTGCTCGCCCCGAGTTCGAGGTTATAGTAGGTCTTCGTGAAGTTCGTTACCACCGCGGTCGCCGCCGCGTCGTAGAACTCTACCGTGGACCCCGTCTGACAGTCGACCGTCCCGATGGTAAAGGTCTCGTCACCCTTGGCGCGGAACTTTCCATAAGCCCCGAGGGTGAACGTACGCCCCGCCATGACCACGTCGTAACCAGCGGTGTCTAGCTCGCCGCGAGTGACTGTCAGGTCGGCCGTCCAGCCAGTCGGCGCGAAGTTCTCGCCGAGAGAAACGGTGCCGCTCGGCTTGTCGATGGTCAGTTCTACGCCGCCGAGGTCTCCGCCGTCACAGAGGAGCGACTGCGCACCATCGCCCACGAGGTTGACGGGGCAATCGCTGCCGACGGTGCTCGTATCGTTGAACTCAAAGTCTCCGTGCACATCGATGTAGCCGCCGTTGATCTGCCCGAAGTTGTAGACTGAGCTTACGAGCAGCTTTCCCTTTACGATGCACGGACCATCCGCGTCGAAGTTGTAGGAACCCTGTGGGTTAATGGTCAGGTTATTCAGTTCGAGATCGCGGGTCTTGATCCGATGGCTGTCGTACGCACCGTCACCAATCTCGATCGTGCTGCCCGTGGTGTCCACGTCGCCTTGGATGTACTCGAACTGCGGTCGAACCGAGGTGTCCCCACCGATGGCGATGCTCCCGAGGGTGAGGGTTCCAGAGGGCTTGTCGATGACCAGCTTGGTGACCTGCCCGGTTCCCTGCACCGTCTGTGCTCCGGTGCCGTTGGCCACGAACTTCGCGGTGGACGGGTACTCGGTGATGTCGCTGTTGAAGTTCGCGTCGCCTTGGAGGTGCACCTCGCCGCCGGCACTGCTCACGAGGTTCCCGTAGGCGCTGCCCTGCAAGGTGCACCCGCTCGCCAGCGTGAGGATGCCCGTGGAGATGTAGAAGTTGAACGCGTCCGTGTGAATCTCAAACTGCGTGGGCTCGATCGTCCAGTCTGCGGTGCACTTGATCGTAGAGTGGTGTCCGTCGAGGTGGAAGTTCGTGCACCCCGTCCAGTCGCAGTCGCCTCGGATGTACTCGATCACGAGGGTGTTGCTCTGGAACTTGATCTTGTTGGTGAAGGTCAGAGTCCCGCTGGGCTTGTCGACGATGAGACCGCTGATGGGGAAGATGCGGTTACCTGTGACCGACGTGCCCTTGATCTCTTGCGCGCCCGTTCCCACGACGTGGACCGTTGCTCGCGTCCCGTAGTTGGCGCTCGTCTCGCTGGTCTCCATGTCCCCGAGCAGCGTGATGGTGTTCGCGCCCGCGAGGTCGCGGAGGTCGTTCAGCTTGAGCAAGCCTCCGGTATCGATGGTCATGTCGCTGTCTAGGTCGATGCCGTAGGCCCCGTAGGTGATGGAGACGTTGTAGAGCGTGGCCCCGTTGACATCGAGGTCTCGGTCTGCCGCAACGACGCGAAGCATGAACACGGTACCACTGTTGTGGTTCAACGTGCCCGCACTGCGCTCGAAGTCCCCGTTGACCTCGCAGGTATCGCTGGTCAGCGTGACCTCGCCGCCGCTCTGGAAGAACCCGGTGCCCGCAGACGTCGCGTTGATGTCGACCTTCGCCGAACCCATGTCCAGCTCGCCGTCGGCGACCACGCACCCTCCGCTCCCGATCGTCGCGCCGTAGGTATCGAAGTCGAGCTTGTGATCGTAGCCCGACTGCAGGTCGAGCTTCTGCACGTTCGGCTTGACATCGCAGAGACAGCTCCCGCTGTTCGCGTCGAAGATCGCGACGTCCCCGGACCCGGGCACGCTGGCGCCGCCCGCTCCACCAGAGGAGGTGGACCAGTTCGCGGTGTCGTCCCAGAGCGCGAACAGGAGGAACCCGAGGTCGAACCCCTCGTCGAACGCCCCGCCGCCTACGTAGAACCGATCAGCCATCTAGCGAACCCTCTTTACCACCAACTGCGCGTGCACCGGGGTCATGGAAGCTCCACCACCGTTGTCCGACTCCACATAGACCTCGATGGCGTCGGTGTTGGTCAAGCCCTTGAGGAGGCAGGTGAAGCTACAGCTACCCACGTCGCCACCCGCGCCGAGCTTCCGCTTGCACGCCCCCTGCGTCTGCTCACCGCTGACGTACGCGTGGAACTCGAAGGTCGTGTTCGCAGAGCCCGAGAACGAGCACTGAAAGATGACCTCCACGTCCATCGTCTCGTCGACGTTGATGCGATCGCTGGCTGCGTCGGCGTCGAGGTTCCCCTCGTCGTCCCCGTCGGTTGCCCACCCGGTCATCTTCACCGGGGTCGTGGTGATGCCCGACTGCGCGGTCGCCCCGTCGTGGACATATATCTGCGCGTACTCGCCCAGCACGCTGACGAGGAAGTCTCGCAGGTCCTGCGGCGAGATGTCTTGCCCGACGTTGTCCGCGAGCAGTGCGAGCAGGTCGGTTATGTTTCTCGGTGTGTCAGCCATCTCGTCACTCCGTCAGCGTTTGAAGGTGCGCCGCTGCCACGCGTTCCAGCTCGACCCGCAACGCGTCATCCGCTTCTAGGTCTTCTTCCTTCAGGTCGAGCGGGTCATGCCCCACCTCGGTCACCCCGTCAGCTTCCAGCGAACAGATACTGATGGAGTTGAAGTTCACGCGGAATTTCGAGATCGTCCGCCCGGGTAACTCGATGGGGCTATCCAGCTCCTTGATCGACATCGTTCTCTCCCTACGGTGCGCCAAGCACCTTGGTCAGCACCCACGCCTTGATGGCACTCAGTACCAGCAGCACCCCAGCGCCGATCCACTTGAGTCTCTCGAAGCCTCTGAGCTTCGCATCCACCACCTTGTGTCGGTCCGCGCACTCCAACCCGACCGTGGTCTGGTGAGCAGAGACCTGCGCCACCTTCGTCATGACGTACGCCAGCCCAATCACAGGATCGGGGTTACTCTGAAACTGTCGAATAACCGTCTGGTCTTCCACGGGTAGCTTATCGAAGCCCGGCGGCTTCTCTGGCACCGCGTCGAGAGGTTTCGTATCTCGCGTGTCTTCTGGCAAGGTGTCACCCCTTCTTGCGGTTCCAGAGGAACAGACCGACGATCAGTGCGCCGATCACCCCGTACGCCACCCATGGCGTGCTCTTAGTCGCGCCTGGATCGCTCACAGGCGACGTTGTTTCCGCGACCGTCTCTTCTCTCTTGACCGCGGGCGTTGTCTTCTCAGCGGGCGCCTCTGTGCCGACGTTCTCCCGCGCCCTCTTGAGCAGGGTCAAGAGCTTGCCCTTCTCGACCAGGTAGCCGCTGTAAGGCGCGGGCTGGCCCGACTCAAGCCAATGGGTCCGCTTCCCCTCGACGTAGACCACGCGACGCTTGCAACCAGCGACGCTACCGAGAGCCAGCGCGAGAACGATACTTCCGATCCAGGTCTTCCAGAACGGCATCGACCGCCTCCCCATCTTCACTCAAGACCGCTTCGGCGTAGCGGTCGAAGTCCCGAAGGAGTGAGCGCGCCCCCTTGAGCTTCTCCCGCTTCCGCCTCGCGTCCGGGTCCAGCCACGCGCCCAACAGCAGGGTCACGAGCTTGACGACAACTAAGAAGATCGCCACGCTCGGTCTCCTCTACTTGCCCTTGCCCTTTTCCTTCGGTGCTGGCAACGAGCCCTTGCCTACGCCCGAGCCCAGCTTCTCCGCGCTGTCTTCGAGCGCGGTGGCACCGACGAGTGCGCCAACCCCGAGGACCAGCATGTTGAGCAGGTCCGCTTGGGACTCCGGCGACATCTCACCGAGCCATCCCTTCTTGACCGCCAGCGCAACCACGAAGCCCAGCACCACGGTGCGGAACTTGCGACTGCGGAACAGCCCGAAGAGAATCTCCTTGATGTCCAACTTCATCCTTCACCTCCTACGCGTGGTCTACTTTTTCTCACGCCACGTCTCGGGCATGAGGTCGCTCTCGATTGCGAGGCCCTCGTACCGCCAGTCCTTCTTGCCCTGCCGCTTCGCCCACTCGCAGTAGCGGCGCACGCCCTCGGCCAGCGGGGTCATCGGCTCGAAGCCCAGTGACCTCGCGACGGGGTGCTCGCAGTACGCGTGCTTGACCTCGCCGTACCGCGGTGGCAGGACCTTGATCTTCGAGCGAGACAGCGGGAAGTTCTTGAGCACCTCGATGGCCAGCTCGCGGATCGTGACCACTTCCTCGCCGCCCACGTTCACCACGCGCCCGTCGAACTTGTCGTCGTCGACCGCTCGCAGGTACATGGTCAGGGAGTCGTCGATGTAGGAGAACGCACGCTCGTGCCCCTCGCCATACATGTAGATCGGCTCGCCGCGCATGGCTCGGTTGGTGAAGATGCCGACGACATTGCGGTAGGGGTCGTCGAGCCGCTGCCCGGGACCGAAGACGTTGTGCGGTCGGATGATCGTCCACTCGAACCCGTGCGCCCCTGCCATGCACCGCAGGGTCTGCTCCATCGCGGCCTTCGCTACGCCGTAGACATCACACGGCTTCGGGTCGTCGTCCTCGTTGAAGGGCGGTGACCCGATCCCGTAGATCGCCATGCTCGAAAACATCACGACCTTCTTGACGCCGTTCGCGGCGAGGCACCGCTCCAGCACCGTCGTGAAGCCGAAGAGGTTATCCTTGACCACTCGGCGCGGATCGAAGAACGACGCGCCCTCCCTCGCGTTCGCCGCGAGGTGGTACACGACCTCGGGTCGGAAGCGGTTCGCTATCTGGTCCATGTTCTCGACGTCGGCGCAGTCGCCCACGACCACTCGGACACTGTGCGTGTCCACGTTGTCCATCGAGCCGCCCGACATGTTGTCGTACGCGACCACGGTGTGCCCGCGCTTGGCGAGACCGTTCGCAATGTGCGAGCCGATGAACCCGCAGCCCCCGGTGACCAGTACCCTCACGCCTTGACCTCCTCCGGGTAATATGCCCGGACCAGTGCTTGGCCCACCGACATCTGTTCGGGCCACTGCTCGACCGATAGGTTGTCGCCCTCGACCCCGACCACCGCGAGCGGACCGTCGGGTACACGAAGCAGCTCAGTGTCCTCGTCCATGTCGAAGCGCAGGAAGAGGTCGAAGTCGGAACACAGCTTGAGGAACTTGTTGTGCTTCCCCGCTCGCAGGTACGCCGCTATCGTGTAGCCGCGCACCCCGTTGCTGTGACACCCGCTCTTGAAGAGGCCGCGCTCGTACTCCGGCTTCTCGATGGTCTTCTGCTCGTGGTCGGTGTGCACCACGAAGTCACCGTAGACCACGTCGACCCGACCGAGCGCACCCTTCATCCTCTCGTACGCGCCGTTCAACATCACATCGTCGTCGTCCAGCTCGATCAGTGCGTGGCACCCGTCGCGGAACGCGTGGTTCGCTATCGACGCTCGCGACCTCCCGATCCATGGTCCGTAGCCCTCGATCTCCTCGAAGCTCTCGTTCAGCTTCTCGGTCAGTTCATAACGCTGTCCCGCGAAGCAGACGTAGATCGCGTCCGGCTCTTGGTAGATCGCTGACCACAGGGCCCGTTGGAACTTCTCGGGCCGAGCGTGGGTCAGGATGCCGATCGCGGTCTTCACCCTCTTCGCTCCCTCACCTTGAACCTACCCGCCGACTTCCCGATGGCCTTCGCCAGCGACTTCTCCATCAGCCTCTGCACCGAGCGGATCGCGGGTCGCAGCCACGGCATGATGTCCCAGCCGCCGCCCCTCTCTTGCTTCGCGGGCCACGACTTGAGCGGACTACGCGGCGTCCCGACGGTCACCCACTTGGACCCGAACTCCAAGACGACCGGGTAGGGGTAGCCGTCCTTGCTGGTCACGTTCGTCCCGAGGTAGTAGATGTACACGTTCTTGCGGAGCTTCTCCTTGACCGTGATGCTCTGCCGCGCGGTTCCCTTCTCCACGGGAATGTTGAGCTTGGCCTGCTCTTCCGCTTTGCGGGCCACCATCTCCATCGCTTCCCGCACCTCGTTCGGTACCTGCTTCTCGATCTGCTTCAACATCTGCGAGAAGGTGTCCTTGATCCGCTTCCCCTTCTTGCCCTTCGAGCCCGAGCCCGCGACGAAGCGTCCCTGAGCGTCGCGCTTGGGCATCCCCACTTAGGTGAACCTCTTCACACTGAACCGCTTGATCCGTGCGCGGTTCGTGATGTCCTCGACCTTGTAGACGTAGTAGTCGACGCCGTCGACCGTCAGCTTGTCGCGGTTGCCGTCGCCATCCTCGGGTCGCACGTCGACGCTCGCCTCGCAGAAGCACATCGCGTCGATCTCCTGCACCACGCCCTCGTCCTCCTGCGTCGTGCCCTGCCCGCTCTTGGGCTGGAACGACAGGCGGATCGTAGTCGGGTCGCTCCAGCCGCGCACGACCTCGCGGCGAGCGTTGTAGGTGTTCTCCGGGTGCCGCAGCTCCCCGGTGGACTCCAGCATTCCGAGGAAGCTCATACTCGACCCGCCGTGTACTTCATGAGGAACGCGCGAGCGGTCTCGGGCACGAGCGCGTCCAGCCCCTTCTGCTGTCCCGCGCTATCTCCGTAGGTGACGGAGTACTCACCGAGCCGCTCCGACTTTATCCCGTCGGCGTGGGACTTCGCCCTGTTGTAGAGCAACGCGACCGACATGGACATCGCCATCAACACGTCGTCGTCGATCTCTTCCGAGCCGCCCTCGTAGATCACCTGGATGCACTGGTACCCGCGGATGAACTTGATCCCGATCAGTTGCAGGATACCCGTCTGTGGATCGAAGGTGTAGTCGTCGGGGTCTTCGGCCTCGCACGTGTCCCAGTCGCGGTCCACCGTCTGCTTCACCGACGTGATCGAAACCACGGGGACGTGGCGGAGCTGTAGCTCGTCGCGCAGGTACGAGTCGTTCGAGTACTCCTCGGTCCAGTCCGCCTTCACATCGAACACGTCCAGCCCGCAGATGTTCACGATGGCGGGCTTGACCGCGTCGATGAACCGACCGATCAGCGTGTCGTCGGTACCGTGCGCTATACCGAGGTAGTCCTGAACGTACTCGACCTCTGTCGTGCTAGCCATTGCTCGGCTCCCAGTTTAGTTGAATGGCGCGGCGAGGGCCGACCGGTTCGACCCGCTGGGGGAGTCCGCGAGTCCACTCGTGGAGTTCCGGGTTGTCGTCGAGGATTGAGATTAGATGTTCGACGTCGATCCCATCGCCCTCGGCCCCGCCGCGCTGCATGTGCTTGAGGTACTTCTCGACGCGGTCCCGCTCTCGCACGAAGCCGAGGTGAAGAATCTTCGGCTTGGCAAGGATCGCTTGCCCTTGGTACTCCAGCGGAACGCCGCCCGAGTGCCACCGCTTGTTCTTCTCGGCCTGCCCCGCTCGGTCAGAGTAGCGCACCAGCCGGATGTTGTTGTAGCCGCCCCACGCCTTGTCGACGCGAACGTGCTGCGTGTCCTTCCACATGTGGAGAATGTAGAAGCGGTACGCCGCGAACTCCTCGGGCGACCCCGCCATCAGCTTCTCCAGCGTCTCCCACGACCCGGGCTCGAACAGCTCGTCGGCGTCGAGGGTCAGCACCCACTCGGGTCGAACGCCGCGCACGACCTCCCACATCTTCGACCGCAGCGCGGTCTCGCTCTGTCCCGAGAGGTTCTTCTCGTTGCGGACAACCTCCGCGCCCAGCGACCGCGCCACGTCGGCGGTCTTGTCGTTGCTCGCGTCGTCGATCACGATCACCCTGTCGGCGTGCTCCCTCGTGTCGCGGATGACCGCCTCGAGGTAGCGGTGCTCTTCGTTGTACGCGCACATGACGTGCAAGAGCTTCGGCCGACCCTTCGGTACCGCGACCGCGACTCGGTTCAACGGCGTGCTCTCGTAGCCGCGGGCCATCGAGATCAGCTTGTTGTAGCGCGGGTACTTCTCGTCGTCGATCTTGTTGCCTTCCTCGTCGTGGTCGAGCAGTTCGACGGACACGAGATTGGTGACCAGCTTCTTGAGGTTCCGGCCCTCGCCTCCCCGCTGGAACTGAGTCCAGCCGAGGACCTGATTTGTTACGGGTACCCGCTGCTTGAATGTCTTCCCGACGAGCGCGGTGCCGCCGAGGTGTCCCTTGACCACGAGGTTGTTCTCCGCTCGGAAGGTTTGGTTCTGGGCTTGGAGCAGGTCGGCGCTGTTCTGCTTCAAGAGGTCCAGCAACTTCTTGAGGTCGCCCTTCTTCAAGAGCGTGTCGTTGTCGACCTTGGCCCAGTACCGCATCGGCTCGACCATGTCGAAGAACTGGTTCATGGCTCCGGCGACCCGCTGGTTGTGTTCGTTCAACACGACCCGCAGCTTGTCGGGGTACTCGCGCTCCATCTTCCGCAGGTACTCCTGCGTGCCGTCCGTCGACGCGTTGTCGATGGCGACGACGAGCCAGACGTCGGGGTCCTTGAGCAGCGGCGGCAGCGTCTTCTTCGTGTAGTCGAGTCGGTTCCAGGTAACGTAGAGCACCGGCAGTTGCGGGATCGAGTCCCAGTAGTGGTTGTAGACCTCGCGGTTCTTCTTGTGGTAGGCCCAGAACCCCTTGCCGAGCACGTCCTTGAAGCCGTAGGTGTTGTTGAAGTGGTTGATCGCCCAGCTCGCCAGCACGAAGTGCCGCCAGCCCTTGTTCCGCAGGCGGCGCGTCAGGTCTGCGTCGTCCACGTAGCCGAGCCCGTAGATTTCGTTGAAGCCGCCGACCTCCTCGTACGCCGCCCGCTTGAGCATGACGCAGAAGAGCACGACGTCCTTCTTCGTCTCGAAGACCCGCCGCTTGCCGACCGCCTTCTGAATCTCGTCGTTGATCTGCTGCACGATCGCGGGTTCGGTCGAGGGCTTGAGGTTCACGAACTTGCCCAGCTCCCGAATCTTCTTGGCGGCCTCCTTCATCGTCGAGTCGGTGCCGCCTTCCCATCGCAGCGAGGACACGGTCGCCGCCTTCTCGTTCGTCTCCAGCGTCGAGACCATGTCGTGGAACATCTCGTCGGCCTTCTCGGGCAGGGCGAGGTCCGAGTTCATGAAGACGACGTAGGGGTTCGCGCAGTGCCGCAAGCCCTGCTGGAGCCCACCGATCCACCCGAGGTTACACTCGTTGTCCAAGAAGCGGACCTCGGGGAACTCAGCCCGAACACCCTTCGAGCTTTGCCCGCTGTTGTTGACCACGACCACGTTGTGTCGCATGACCGCGGGTATCGAGTCCAACAGCTGGAACAGGGGCTCCAGCGGCCCGATGATCGGGATGATGATGTCCACCTTCTCGATCAGGTGAATCGGTTCGGCCGGCGCGTGCGGCACACCTCCCACGAGTGCCGCCGCCTGCTTTGCCAGACCCGCGTCTTCCTTCGTGAGTCTGAACCGACCCGGGAAGTCAGAGAGCAGACGCAACGCCTCCTCGTCAGAGACCCGCTCGGCCTTCCCGCCTTGAATCTCGTAGTCGCCAGACTTGTAGGTCTTGCCCGACAATTCTTCGATCCACTTCACAGCTTGTACTCCTCTCGAAACGCGCGCTCTCGTTCCGCGAGGGCCCTCACGTAGATGCCCTTCGCGCTCACTCGTTCCGCGGGGCGTTTCCACGCGTGGTGCTCGATGTTGAGGTTCGGCAAGGTCTCGGTGACCTCGTGGTTCAGCAGCCGACCCTCGGCATCGAACAGGGCGTTGTGCGCTCCGCGATAGTGCAGCCCTTCCGACATGCGGAAGAACCTGAACACAGGTCTGGGTTGCAGCCAGTCCTGATGGAGTGTGACGTTGTAACCGACCTGCGCCTCGTCGAGCACCGGCAGTCTGCCGTGCAGCTCTTCGTCGGCGTCGAGCACCAGCACCCAGTCGCCCGGATCGCAGTGCTCCAGGTACGAGTTCCGCTTCTCGATCTCGTCGGCCCACGGTACGCCGGTCGACCAGAGAACGTCCGCGTATCGCTTGGCCACTTGGAGGTGCGCTTCGCTCGACCACGGTAGGTCGTGCGGGAAGCTCTCGTATGCCCCATCCACGGCCACGAGTCTATCGACCCGGGCTCGTAGAGAGGTGAAGCACCTCTCCAAGAGGTCAAGACAGTCCTCGTAATAGATGACGCAACCAACCAGCATGTTCGCTCCAGCGGGGAAGTGGGTCGGGGCCCACCGACGGGTGGTGAGCCCCTCCCCGGACTTCAACTTCGGCTACGCGGTGATGTTGTAGCCGCAGGCCACGAACGGCTGGGTCGTGGCGTACACCCGCTTGAACGACTTGCGCTGGGTGCTGACCAGGATCATCTGGTCGGTCTCGATGTCCTCCTGCGTCTTCGTGGTGATCTTCCGCCGATCACCGAGCATGAAGCTGTCGCGGTTGACCAGGAGCAGGACCGCGTCGGTGGTCGTGGTGCCGTCGTAGACGCCGGCGTTGTTCAGGTCCTCGCGAGCGTGCTCGCTGACGATGATGGAGATACCGTCGAGCTTGCCCAGCTCACCCGTGAGGATGGTTGCCTTCGGCCCGTACTTCTCGACCGTGGTGACCTCGTCGAGACCGAGCATCTTGTTCCAGACCTTGGGGCCGGCGATCCACGCGAGCTTGCTCGGGTCGACGCCGTACTTCCCCATGGCCTTGCGGATCGCCCTGACGTTCGTCAGGTTGAAGGTCGAGCAGTCGACCTGCACTCCGCTGATGTTGAGGGCCAGGTAGCGCAGTCCCTCGTAGGCCTTGCGGACATCCTTCGCGTTGGTCACGTCGGAGTCCATGTGCGTGGCGTTCGTGTCGCCATTGATGATGGCGGTTTCGAGCCCGTCGCCCAGCGCCCGCGCCACGTTCGTCTTCACGAACGGGAGCACCGGGATGATGCTGTCCTCGCTCACCTCTTCCGAGAAGAGCACGCGCGCGGCGAGCTTCTTCGCGGTGAGGGTGAGGTCGGTGGTGCCCGGGGTCGACGCGGTGATCTTGTCCGCCGTGTCGCTGGTGGACTCCGCGATCAGGTACGCGGTGGCGTCGCTCGCGACGACCGGCACCTTGTAGGGGTTGGTCGGCTGCGGAATCTCGGTGAAGAGAGCCGCGACCTTGAGCTGGAGCCGCACCAGGTCGATCAGCTTGTTGCTGAACCCGGTCGGCACCCACTCCGCGCCGGACCCTGCGGTCGCGGCGGCCATCGCCTTGCCCAGCTCGCCGCCCATGTACTTGCGGTACAGCTGAGTCGCCTTGGGGCTGACGCCCATGACCTTCGAGAGAAGGTACAGGTCGTCGTTCTGTTCCTGGGCCTTGAGCACCTCGGGGTCGGCGGACTTGGTGAGAAGGATTTCCTCACTCGGAGTCATGCCGCCCTCGGTGTAGCCGGTCTTGCGCTTGGACAGCGTCGCGCGGACGTCGTCCATGAGCGTGGTGAACTCGCCGCCCTTCTTTTCGAGCGCGGCCAGCCGCTCCAAGAATTCCTTCTTCGTCATTCCGTGTTTCTCCTTCTACGTTACTGCAGGTTGCGAGGAGCTGTAATCCTTACAGCGCCTTCTTGAGTTCCTCTGCCGACGCGTCGGAGTACTGGGACTCCGCCTTCTCCAGAGCCTTGACCAGCTCCTCGTCGACCTCGTCCTCCTCACCGGAGTCGGACTTCTTCTCCTCGGTGGTCTCCTCGACCTTGTCGGTCGGGGCTTCCGAGGACTCGGACTTCGGGGGCGGGCCGTAGCCCGTGCCGGCGGACGCCAGCATCCCGAGCGCCTTGTCCACGGCGCCCTTGATCGAGGTGAGCACCTCGCGGACCTGCTTCATGTCCGCCTTGGTCTCGGCTCCCTTCTCGGCCTCCTCGTCCTTCTTCTCTTCTGAGGTCTCGGTCTCGTCGGCCTTCTCGGTCTCCTCGACCTTGTCCTCCGACTTCTCCTCGCCCTCTTCGGTCTTGGACTCCTCGGTCTCCTCGACCTTGGTTTCCTCGACCTTCTCTTCGGGGTCCTTGTTCTCCTCGTCCTCTCCGCCGTCGGCGGACTTGACGAGAAGGAACTTACGCTTGTTGGCCGGCGAGTCCACGAAGTGAACCTCTCGCACGTCCATGTCCTTCAGTTCCCGCATGGGCACTTACTCCTTATCCTTTTCTTTCTCTCTACCGTAGCCCTGGAGAGAGAACCCCGTCAGCTCTCCCTTCTTGACCATCTCCCAGATCGTGTCGTTGTAGACCTTCACCGCGAGCACCCACGACCCCTTCTTGATCTCTTCCCCGTTGAGGCGGAAGTTGGTCGGGGCGACGTAGCACTCGACGACCTTGATGTCGGGCATGTCTCGCTGGTGCATGAGCCCGACCTTCTGCCAGTTCTCCATGAACTTGTGGCAGGCCTTCTCGATCTCGTCGTCGGAGGCGTAGTCTCCCTGAGTGTCCACGGAGTAGGGCTCGTACACGATCCCGTACACCAGCCGCTTCTCCTCGTTCTTGGTTAAGAACTGTCTGAACTTCACCCTCCTCGTCCTCCTGTCTCGGTGAGGTGCGCCCTACGCCCCACGACTAGAATTCCACCAGCTCGCCCTTCTTGCGTTCCGCGTCCATCCGTTGCTCGGCGGGTCGGAACGCAATCCACTTGCGGCTGTCTCCCAACGGGGCGAACGCGAATACCCAGCGCCCACTACGACCCTTGAGGTCCCCGTCGAACTCGAACATGAACTCCTTGTAGTGTTCGTCCTGCGTGCCAGCCTTCCACTTGATCGAGGCGAGCTTGGTAATGCGGGACCACGTCTCGGGGTACGCGCCCGGCGTCCCCGGTGACAAGAGCTTCGGTCCCTGCGCGCCGACCTTGAGCCAGCCGAGCGGACCGTGCACGACGAAGGGACCCTTGCCGGAGCGGCCCTCCTTCTTCGGCACCTTGAAGTTCATGAGGATGCGGGCGCCGTCTTGGAGGAGCTTCGACTTCTTGTGGTTGTTGCCCGGAGTGAAGAACTCGCCGCCCTCCCAGTAGTCGTCGTCGCCGCGCCGCAGTCGGAAGTCGGTGTGGGCAGACCACGTCCCGCTCTTCCCTTCCTTCGCTTCCTCTTCCGAGAGACCCATCTCGTGGAGCTGGAGCACGCCGCTCCCCGAGTCGCCGACCTTGAAGTCGAGGTTACCCTCCGCGCCCGAGCCGCCCTCGTCGTCGTCCGCCTCCTCGCGTTGCTTGACCAGCTTCGCTTCGCGCAGGAGCTTCCGCATCGGCGGGCCCGCTTGCAAGACGTTCGCGCCCTCGGCCTTCTTGATCGCGGTGCCCATCGAGTCCGCGCTCTTCGCTTCGGTGCGGTCTCGGATGATGCCGACGACGATGCTCGCCTCCCACCGGTTCTGCTTCGCGCTCCACAGCGGGATGAGTTCCTCGACGTCGACCTTGACCACCGCGCCCGGAGCGAACCGGGTCCCGTGGTTCATCGTGCCGCCGACCTCGACCAGGTCACCGCCCTCGGCCTTCAGCCCGACGGTGTGCGAGTAGGCGTCGCCCGCCTTCTTGACGCGCATGACTTCCATGTTCAGACCCGCGGCGTTCTTGGCCTTCATCCAGTCGGACGTCGAGCCGCCGGCGGGGTAAGACGCGTTGACCTTCTTCACCACGACGCCCTCGCTCCCGGGTCTCGCGGCCATCGTCTTGACCGCGGCCACGAAGGCGTCGGGGTTCTTGACCACGCGTCCCTCGCTCGGTGCGAGCACGCGCAGGTCCGACGACGTCAGCACCTTCTTGAGAATGGCGCGGCGCTCGTGGTAGGGCTTGCCGCTCAGGTCCTCCTTGAAGTAGGGCACATCGAACCCCGTGACCTTGAGCGTGGCGGGACCCGCGGGCGTGTCGAACTTGAGACCGAACTTCTTGTTGAACGACGCGAACTGACTGAGGGCGATCCGCGGGAGCGGCTTGCCGTCGGTGCCGACCGCGCCGAAGTCCACGTCGAGGATCATCGGTTCGCCGATAGCCTTGAGGTCCGCGAGCAGGTCGGGGAACTGCTGGATGCGTTCGCGCTTGTTGCCCTCGAAGAACACCGACCCGCGCTTGCCATCGAACTGCACGACGCCGCGCCAGCCGTTGTACTTCCGCTCGACCGCGATCTCTCGGTCCTTGCCCAGCGGCTTGCCGGCCCACGCGCCGAGCAGCGCCTTCACGTCGTCGGCGTCCTTGTCGACGATGAGGAAGCTCGGCCCGGGCTTGGCGGGCTGGAAGCGAGTGATCGGCGCGAACGCCTTGTCCACGCGCTCCAGCGCGAGACGATCCGCCGGCCGCAGCACGAGGTCGTAGAGCGGCACGCTGTCTCCGTGCGGTCCCGAGGCGTGATAGATGAAGTGCAGCTTGTCCTGCGCCTCTTGGGTGAGCTGGTTCCGCACGACGAGTTCGAGCGCCTCGTCCCTTGACGACTGGCGGATCAACACGTCGAGGTCTGACATCGGGTCGTAGCGCGTGGCGGTACCGCCGACGACCGACACGAAGTTCTTGACCACGGTCGCGTCGCCCAGCCGCTCCATGAAGTCCGGCAGGTCCTTGTGCACCTCGACCAGCAGGGTCTCGTCCACGAGGGACTTGTAACTCTTGGCGTAGGGCACCGAGCGGATCGCCGCGGAGAAGTCGACCATGCTCTTCCACTTCTGCTTGTGGCTCTCGTCGCCCCGCTCGCCCAGCGGCACCACGTGGAGCGTGCACTGCTTGGCGACCCGAGCGCACTCTTCGAGCACGGCGTCCGGCGCCTCGTGGTGCTCCAAGAAGTGGAGCGAGTAGACGCAGTCGAAGGAGTCGTCGTCTTGCCGCGCGAGGTATTCCAGCGCGTCGTCCTGCACCGCCTCCAGCCCCAGCTCCCCGCAGCGGAGCACCGCCTCCCGCGACTGGTCGAGGCACACGACCTCTCGCCCGCTGTTCGCCAGCACGCGAGCCGCGGTCCCGATCCCCGCGCCGAGGTCGAGCACCCGCCCCATCGGGACGCGCTCGATCAGGGCACCCATCTGCACGACGCCGTCGCGCCGCAGCACCATCATCGACTCGTAGTAGCCGGGTGCCTTCTTACCGAGCGGGGAGGTGTGCTTGATCCCGCGTGCCTCCATCTGTTCGACCAGCCAGCGGTGTGCGTCGGTCAACAGCTGCCGTTGCTCCGGCGACCGCATCCGGTTCCACAGCTGGTGGGTGCGGTGATGGAGGGACACGATCTCGTCGGTCGGTAGGTCCGCGACGTTCGAGGCGGTCAGGTCTTCGAGCTTCATGTCACCGCTTCCTCAAGTAGTCTGCCTCAGATTGGGTGAGGGGCATAACGAAGTCCACCTTATCTCTCTCGGCCAGCTCGGTGTTGAGCGCCTTGAGACTGGGTCCAGAAGCCTTGCGCGTCTCGAAGAAGTCCACGTCCGCGACCTGCAGGCGGCGCGGCCCGTCGGTCAGCGTCACCAGCTCGCGCTCGTGCAGGAAGGTGTCGCCCGCCCGCTTCGTGTAGGCGTTCCCGCTGCCCGCGTCCATGAACACCTCGCGCGGCGCAACCTCTCGTCGCATGATGACGTCGCCGAAGCCCTCGGCCTCGTCGAGCGCGGTCGACCACGAGGAGAGGTTGTTCTCCCCGACGCGAGCCACCGCCCCGGTCTTCGGAGTCCGTAGCCCGCGCTTGGTGAAGAAGTTGTTCCCTACCCCGCGGTACGCCGACATCGTTCCCACCTTCGCCCGCTCCATGAGTTGCTGCTGGTGCGCGTAGGTGTAGTCGAGCATGGCGTCGGTGGCCTTCTTCGCGGTACGCAGGTTCGCCTGCGCCGACGCTTCGAGGAAACGATCCGCGAAGTCTTCCATCTCGTCCGCGAGGTTCGAGTACAACTCGTCCGCGTCTACCGCGATGGACGATGACTTCTTGAGCACGCGTCCGTGGTAGTAGACCTTCGACCGCTTGAAGCGGCGCCGCGCCCAGTCCTTCATGGCCGCCGCGCCCTCCCCGTCGGACGACCCGTACCAGTCACCGAGCACGTCGCTCTGGAAGTACTCGCGGAACTTCTTCGCCTCCTTCTTCGAGAGGCCCAGCTCCGAGATCAGCTTCTTGTCGAGCCCCGCCTCGTAGTTCTTCCGCATCTTGTTGCTCGCCCCGCGGAAGAGGGACCCCTTGTACTTCCCCGCCGCGAGCGCGTCCATCGCCTTGTTGTAAGCGCGGACCGTGGCGCCGCTGAACTTGACCGGGTTCTCCTTGATCAACTGCTGGGCGACCTTCTCGTTGGCTTCCGAGAACGCCTGCTCGGTGCGAGGTGTCCGCGACGCTCGGCGATCCACGACCGGCGTCATCGTACAGCGGCAGTTGATGATGTTGCCCGCAGAGCCGGACGGGTCGCCCGGGTACATCAGCGGCTCGCCGCCCACGATGAAGGGCTCGTTGAGCGGGACCGTCTGGCCGCGAGCGGCGGCGTGCGCGTCGCGGGCGTTGAACCCCGCGAGCCAGCGCTTCGACCGCACCACGTTGGACTGCTGGTAGCCCTGCAGCGTCCCGAGGTTCACCACCTTGTTGGTCTCGGTCCGAGCGATCCGCTGCGCCCTCCACGTCTGGTCCTTCGGGACCTGGAAGATGCGGCGCATTCGTTCGGTCACCTGGTCGAGGCCCTCGCCGTTCTTGAGCGCCTGCGCCAGCCCGCGGCGAACCATCGCCTTCGTTCCCGCGCTCACCCGCTTGGCGTACTGCAGCGGGATGTTCTTGGCGGCGGCGACCGCGTCGCGGTTGAGCACGTCGAAGCGTAGCCCGCCCTCGACCTGATCCAGCGCCGACTGCCCCGCCTCCTCGAACGCCGAGGTGAGCTGTTTGCCCGACGCCTCGAGGTACGACTCCTTGTCGTCGAGGAAGTCCTCGATGTCGTCGAACTTCTTCTTGTAGAGGGCGAGGTCCTGCGCGATCCCTCGCGGGAAGCTACGCTCCAGCACCTTGATGAGGTACCGCACCTCGTTGGGCTCGAACGGCTGCGCGGCCTTCCGTTGCGCCCTCGCCGTCGGGCCCTCCTTGTCGAAGTACCGACGGAGCAGGCCGCTGCGTTCGAGGTCGCGGTACTGACGCGTCAACGCGAGCTTGGCAGAACGCTCGATGGCCTTCTCCCACGCACGGAGCTTGACCTCGTGCTGCAACCGAGCCCGCTGGTCGCGGTACTCTTGCAGCAGGGTCGCTCGGCTCGGCGTCTTCGTCTTGGCCAACTGCTAGCCCTCTAGTGCCCGCTCTTCCATCTCGCGTTCGATCTTCTCCATGTCCACGGCGTCCACCGGCACCTGACTCGCGTTGATGAAGAAGGTGTTGCCCCACGGCACCGGGTCGAGCCCGTGTACCCGCTGGCGGTACTCGTTGATCGTGAGCGCCCCGAGCTTCGCCTCCTCGATGGCGAGCTTGCGTTCCTCGACGACGACCTCCCGCTCTTCGAGGAAGTGCTGGACCTCGCTGTAGTCGGGCTCGACGTAGAGGTCGGGCGAGTAGAACTTGACGAGGCGGTTCAGCTTCTCGTAGAACTTGGTGTTCTTCGGGACGAGCGTGCCCTGCCAGAACTCAGCCATCTGGGCGAACGCGTTCGCGTAGCTCGACCCGTCGAGGATGCCGACGACCACGGGCGGCACGCCGTGCGAGGCGAGGATGTCCTCGCGGTTCGCGGCGCGTGTCTCGTTGAACCCCGCCTCCTTGGGCGTGGCGGACAGCTGCTTGTAGTCGACGTCGCCCTCGAGGAGCGGCGTCTTGAACCCGCGACCGACGCCCGAGTACCGCTGCTTCCACTCGCTCTTGACCCGCTTGAAGGTGTCGTCGCCCAGCGTGGTCGGCGTCTTGAGGTAGCCGTCGAACCGCGCGCCGTTGCGGAAGAAGTCAGACTGCGTCGCCATCGCGTAGAAGTCCAACGTGATGTTGGTCGACGCTGGCTGGATCGGCGAGAGGCCCGTCTGCTCTGACATCGGGTTGAAGTACTTGACGTGGAACACTTCCCACGGGGCGAGGCGCGTCGGCTCACCCTTGCCCGTCGAGTACTCGTATCGCTCGACCCTTCGCTCGGGGTGCGGGATCACCGTCATGCGGTCGGACCGCAGAACGTAGAGCTTGACCGGCGGCACCTTCTGGTCGGGGTTCGCGCCGACGAGTTCCCAGTAGGAGTCGCCGTTCAGTTCGAGGAACTCCAGCGTCGCCTCGACCACGTCGTACCACGAGTCCTCTTCGTTCGGCCGAGTGATGAGTCGGTTGACCCACGAGTCGTAGACCTGCACGTCCTCGGCGTCGGGGTCGGCGACGTTCTCCCGCATCACCCTCGGCGGGAGAGCGGCGAGGCGCCACGCGATCTGATTGGCACACGCGTAGACCCAGACGTGGTTCGTGTACACCGCTTGGTTGACTACGCTGCCGCCGGCCTCTGCCTCCTGCTCGGTGACCGCGCGCGTTCCGCCACCGCGCCCGGGTTGCTGGGGCGTCGGGCCGACGGGGTCCGCCTTGAACAAGCGTCGCAGCGGCTTCAGTAACTGAATCATGCGATCATCCTCACTCGTGGCTCGTTCTTCGCAGAGCCGAAAGCACCGAGCACGGCGAACCCGGTAGCGTCGATCCCGTCGTCGAAGTCACCGAAGGGGAAGTCGTTCATCTCGTCGTACAGCCACTGCAGTCGCGGCAGCGGGTGCCCGGGTCGAGCGGGGTCCGCGGGGAAACGGACGCGCGCGTTCTCGACGTACACCGCCAGCTCACTCGCCCTCGTGTACTTGTCGGTCGAGGTGAAGACGGACTGCACGCCGAAGCGGACGTCGCTCTCCTCCTTGAGGGCGTCGGCCATCGCCTGCTGATAGGCGACCGACTCCACGAAGGCGCGCGTCACGCCGTGCTGGTTGCCGAATTCCTTGAGCCGCTTCTTCTGTTCGGGGAAGGACCAGCGGCCGCGGATCGCGTCCACGATGTAGGCGATCCCCTCGTGGACCAGCACGTAGACGAACACGCGGTAGCACGCGCTGTTCTTCTGACTGATGGCGAGGTCGACGCCGAGCAGTCGCGAGCCGCGTTCGGGAAGCTGGTCGTAGAACGTCCACCACTCTTCCTTGATGACGATGTCTTCGTCACTGACGGGCAGCAGACGGAAGCCGCGGGCGAAGCTCGACGAGCCGACGACCGAGGCGCGTTCCTCTAGTGCGAGCGTCGGCCAGCGCTCGTCCCACACCGAGAGCGGCCGCCCCTCCGCGTCCAGCTCCACCGGTACCTTGAGCACGTGCCACGTCGGCTTGCCCTCGATCTCCGCACTGAGATCACTGACGTGCCACGGCGTGTAGGTGTAGACGACGCGACCGTTCGGCGTAAGCAGGTTCATCCAGTCGTCCCAGAACCGCTCCTTGACCGACTCGCGGTACACCTTGGACTTCATCTGCTTCGCGTCGACGACGTCGTCGGGATACAGCTCGTCGCACCGACCGCCCGTGACCGACGACATGATGCCGTAGCCCTCTAGCGTGGGATCGACGCTCCCGCTCTCGCGGCGCACGAGCAGTTCCGTGTCGCCCTTCGACTCGATGTGGATGTCGGGGAAGACGCGTCGGTAGTCGGGCGTCCGCATGAGACGGATGATTGCCTTGACGCGTTTCTTCGCGGCGGTGTCTCCAGCGCACAGCAGCTTGAACCGCTTCTCGGGGTTGCACCCGATGCGGTGCGCGATCCGCGCCACGATCTGTGAGGTCTTGCCGTGCTCGCGCGGCATGCCGAACGCGGCGAACCGATACTTGTTGGCGTGTGCTTGGAAGCGACGGTGCAGCCCCGCCTGCTTGAGTCGGTTCCCCTCTTCGTCCCGCGCCACGAACTCAACGAAGTCGTTGACGTTGGCGACACAGCGGTGCCGAACGGGGTCGGCCCGCATCCGCAATCCCTCTACCAGTTGGTCGAACGCCTCAGTCCTGGCTCGGCTCTCGACGCCTCCCGGTAGAAGCGGGGACTCTCGCGTTGTTAAGATCAATGGCAAGCGACTCCAGTTTCGCAGGGTCGTCAATGTACTTGACGACGATGTTGAGCACCTCGTCGGTCCACGAGCGTAGGTCTTCGATGCGGATGATCGTCTGGAGCTTGCCTTCGAGCTTCGCTATCGTTTCGGTTGTCTTACTGATCTCGCCCACGGTCTGGTTGACTAGGGCGATGGCTTCCGCCGGAATCTTCTCGAGGTCGATGGCCTTCACCTTCGCGGCCACCGACTCCATCATCATGTGCTGGAGGGCCAGCTCTTCCCGCAGGTCGAGCATGGCGGGGTTATTGAGGAGTTCCTCGAACCGCGTCCGCAGGGTCTCGCTCTTGAACGCCGCTGAGTAGCGCGACGCCCGACGCTTCTTGACCGTGTCCGCCTTGCCGGGTGCGACGTCGGGGTTCAACGGTCGTCGGAACGCGGAGTTGCCGCCGCCGTGCTCCCAGCAACGAGTGTACCCTTCCGTCGCCACCTTGCGGCACGCGACCTGCGTGTCGGGGTTGACGAAGGTGCAGTACTGCACCAGGTTCGGTTCGGGGAGCTTGGCCAATGAACGCGGTCCCTCGCTCGCAGAACGTGATCACGTCTCTCGATCACACGCCTTTTTGAGTCTAGGCGAACTCAAAAATCAGGCTTTTCTTTCGGATTTTGGGAAACACTTCTCTCCAGTAGTATTATAATACTTGGGTATAGCAATGTAACCTGTAGACTGTTACAAAGTCATAACGTTATTCGGATTCTCCTAGACCACGAGTTGCCTGCTCGTTGTACGCCGCGCATCGTAGGTTGGCCAACACCCGTCGTACGACGTTCCGTGCGTGGCCATCCTCCAGCAGCAGGCCGCGGGTCAGCTGCCGCAGGGTGTCCTCGTCGTTCGGGTCCACCTCGACCGGCGCGATCTCGGGCAGGGTCGCGACATATAGGGGCTTACTTGCCACGGCCCAGCTCCTTGTAGTTGCGAACGGTGGCCACGCACGCGCAGGACACGTGGCGAGCGGCGCACGACCGCCGAGAGTTGCAGCGGGCGTAGGTGTGCGGGCGCCCGTGCACACACCGCGAGCAGTACTCCGACCTCGAGGTCGCCCGGTTGCAGAGGTGCTGCGGCAGCGTGTCGCTCACGTCAGCCCCGCCGATCCACGCAGCAGGTTCACGTCGCCCTGCAGGTCGAGCGCCCGCTGTTCCGCTGCCCGCCGAGCGGTCGCCTCCGATTGCAGGTCCGCCTCTAGGTTCTTGCAGGTCTGCTCCATCTCGCGGAGCTTCGCACGCAGGTACACCTCTGCGTTGCTCCCCGCGGGGAGCAGTTCTAGCACCGCGTCGACCGCGGGCAGGTAGCCCTGCCAGTCCTCGGGGAGCACCCGCTCCTCGTCGGTCGGCGGACCCTCGAAGACCGCGAGCAGCTTCCGCGCCATCTCTTCACGCAGGTCCATCGTTCTCCTCCTTCGCGCGGTCGCCCTCACGCAGCCAGCCCTCTTCCTCCAGCCACGCCTCGAACCGCTGGAGCAGGCCGACCGCACCACCGACCGCCAGCGTGTCGCGCACCTCTGCCCTCGTGACCAGCTCCAGCCACTCCTCGTAGAGCTTCCGCATCACCCCTTCCCCTTCCCGGGCAGGACATAGACCAGCGCGTCGAGGTCAGCGGGCTTCACGACCCGGCTCGCCTCCTGCGCGATACAGACCTGTAGCTCGATCACGAGCTTGCGACGTAGGACCTCTGTGTCTACGTCGCTCGGAACGGGCACCACGATGCGGTCGATCGTTACGCGCGGCTTACCCATGACGGTTCACGTTCTCCGAGTTCTCCAGCGCCGCCTTGAGGTCGCGGGTCCTCACGGTCACGCGGAACTTCGGGTCCACGCTCTTGAGGATCACGAAGCCGCCTATGGTGCGGTGTGACTCCACGAACATGAACTTGCGGTCGCCGACCTTGTTGTCCTCGACGCCCTCGACCTCCTCGATCTTCATCGTGCTCTGCACGTCGATCACCCTCCACCTCCCCACGTCGTCAGTTCTCCGTTCTCGTCGAGGTAGCCCATCTCGGGCTCGGGCAGGGCGCCCTCTTCCTGGAGCAGGTGCAGCGCGTAGGTGTACCACACCTGCCACGCGCGGATCACCGCGAGCGCCTGGTGCGGGCCATCCATGTTGTGCGGCAGGTACTTCACGTCCTGCCACTCCTGCTTCTGCTCCATGCTGCCCACGTACGCGTTGTGCTCGAGGTCGACCCCGCAGGCGTTCCCCGCCACGGAGAGCGAGTGCACCAGCAGGCGCGCCTGATTGTTCGCCGACATGCCCTCGCCGCAGAACAGGATCGGCGCGCGGCCCGACGACATCGAGAAGTCCGCGAGCCCCGGTTCGCTCGGGTGCGGAATGTACCGCTTCAACTCCTCGTTGATGAGTTCGCGGAAGCGCAGGACGTGCTCGTCTTTCAGTCGGTGCGAGTAGGCCGCGCGCACCATGGCCGCGTTCAGCGAGACCTGCACGCCCCACATCCCCATGTGCGAGTCTTCCCGCTTCGGAAAGTAGGGCCCCTCGACCTTGTAGTAGTGTTGCTCGATCATCACTCCCTCCCTCGAAAGAAGTAGCTCCACCACGCCGCGTGCGGGTACCGCTCCGCGTACGCGAGGTAGTCCACGTATGTGCAGCTTACCGCGCCGCCGAGGATCACGACGCACGCCACGATGGCGAGCAGCGTTCGACCCAGCCTCGTGACTAAGCTTGGCTTATCTTTTGGCACAGCCACCTCCCCCAGTAATAGAGTACCACCGCGACGAGGTAGACGAAGCCCGCCACCTCGTAGAGCACCACCCGCTTGAACCGCTCCCACCGCACGGCGAGGCGGAAGACCGCCCGCTGAAACGTCACCGCGGTCGCGGCAGCGCCAGCCACTGCACCCGCTTGAGCGCGGTGCTGAACGCCTTGGTCCTGAACTCGGGCAGCAGTTCCTGCGGGACGCACCTCACCGAGCGGTCGTCCACGTAGGCCACCGCCATCGGCTTGCCCACGAGGTCGCTGACCCCGGTGAAGCCGTGCTCCTGGAGCCACGCCTCGATGGCCGCCCTGCCCTCGTCGGTGTTGGCGCGGGTCGTGTGCACCACCACCTCGAACTTCTCGGCCAGCTCCCTGACGAAGTCCACCGCGCCGCTGAGCGGCTCGCCGATGACCGTCGGCCCCTTCCAGCCGTCGTAGCTCGCGAGGACACCGTCGAGGTCCACGCACACCGTTTTCTTTTCCTGGCTCATACCGTACCTCCGGTCTAGCTCCCGCGCGAACGTGAGCATCCGTTCCTTGTAGTTCGCCCAACCACCTCGCGGCGGCTCGGTCACTTGATGACCTCCCTCTTGACCCAGTTCTGCTTGCCGTCGCTGTCCTCGGTCAACGCCTGCACCTCGACGCTCCCCACGAAGCGGCGACCCTGCTCGGTCACCTCGAGGAACGTCTGCCACTTGTCGGCACCGGGATCGACGGGCCGCGCCTCGGGGACCGTCTCGTCCTCCAAGTAGTTCGCCAGCATCCGCAGGGCGTCGGGCACGGTGCCCGCCCAGCCGTGCTCGGGCAACGGGAAGTATCCCTTCTCGAACGTGACGATCAGGTCGCCGGCCTTCATCTGCCCCTCCCGAAGGGGTAGCGGTGCTCGTGGCACCGCTGGCACAGCGGGGAGCCCGCCACCAGTCGGCGGTGGAACCCGCACCCCTTGCACTTCTCTAGCCCTTCTTCAAGTACTCGGCACGTGTCTTTCGCCGCTTCTCCTTGCGCCGCTTCATGGCGCGGGTCTGTTTTCGCGTGTGCTTCTTGGCCATCGCCCTCCCCTATCGCTCTGCGGAGTTCCCTCGCCACGAGGTCCGCTCCTACTCCCTGCCCGTCCAGCCACCGCGCGGTCTCCCTGATCTCGTCGCGCAGTCGCTCGCACTCCTTACACGTACGCTTACCCATCTGACTTAGCCTCGAAGGGGTAGACCGGCGTCAGCGACACCATCGGGTGGACGTCGCCGTGCACCAGCAGCCACACCCGCCGCGTGAACAGCAGGCGCACGCGCTCCCAGAAGCCCAGGCGCCAGCACGAGATGATGAGGCCGCTGCCGTGGTACACGGGCAGCTGGCTGCACTCGTCCTCGCCCACCCCGGGCGGGGCGTGCAGCACCGTGTTCTGCTCGTCGAACTTAGTCGGTTCCATCGATCACCCTCACCTGAATGCGGGCTCGCTGCGCTCGGCGCACGCAGTCCCTCGTCCCCTTGCTCCGACCGAGGTCGGGGTGGAACGCGAGCACGAGGTCGGCGCCCGAGTCCACCATCTCTTGGTTGCGGATCGGGCCAGCCTTCCTTCCGTGCTTCTTCCACTCCGCCGGCCACGCGACGACCGTGAGGCCCAGCTCTCTGGCGAGGCGCCCCGCCCAGCGGTCGGCGCCGCGGCAGTCGCCGTGCACCACGGTGGAGTCGGGCGGCAGCTTGGCCAGCTCGTTCTGAATCGTGACCGGGTCGTCCCAGTTCCGATCGCCCGTTACGATGACCCTCACGACCCGCCCTCCGGGTGCAGGCTCGGCTGACCTCGGTCCACGATCCTCGCGGTCTGGATCGGGTCGGGTAGCTCCGGCCGCTCCCTAACGTGGTGCGTGGGCCACGCGTGGTACATCGCGAAGGCCCACTTGCGGTAACGCTCGACGTCCTCGTCGGTGTTCTTGATCGACCGCTGTAGCTCGTCGATCACCTTGTTGGCGGTCTCGCTCGCGCCCAGCGCGATCCGCCGCCGCGCCTTGTCGAGCGCGGTCGTGGGCTCGGCGTCCCCGGTGTGCTTGTACCCGTGCCAGCCCGCCTCGGTCCAGCCGTCGAGCAGCTGGTCCGCCACGAAGCCCAGCACCGCCTCGTCGCACGCGAGGTGCTGGGCCAGCTCGGTCTTCTGCTCGACCGACAGGCGCTGGAACAGATCGGCGACGTCGATCATGACGTAGCCGTCTTCGAGCTTGACGGTCACGGCCGCCACCCGAGGCAGTCGGCGCACTGACAGTCCGGCGCGTGCAGGTCGACCGGCTCTTCCACCGCGGCCATGATCAGGTCTATGGCCTTCGCGGGTTCGTCGAACTCGAAGCGCACCGTTACCTGGATGTCGCCCGACGGCGTGTACGACGACTCGCCCACGAGTTTCATGCGGCCGTGCTCCTTGACGACCCGCTTCATGGCTGCGATCACCCGCTGCCGCCGCTTGGTCTCGCGGAGCGGGGCGCGGTCGTCGACCACTGGCTCGTACGTCGCCTCGAAGATGTCGGGCTTGCACGGGTAGATTTCGCCCTTGATCCCGCAGATGATGTAGTCCCCGAAGTCGATGCGGTGCACACCTTCGAGCGTGCCGCACACCAGCTTGTCGGCGGACTCGCGGCCCTCGGCCACCGGGGCGTCGGGGTCGATCCACACCCCGCCCTCGCCGGGCTCCTGCTGCCACGCGGCGTGCAGCCAGTTCGGCCACTCGCTGTTGTCCCACCGCCGCTCCAGCGTCATCTGGAACGCCTCGATCACCACGGGCTTCTTGCGGAACTTGTAGTTGACCATGCTTTTCCTCCTATCTTAGCTTGGCCCTTCTCCTCCGCCGCTTGCGTGACCGCGTCCTCCGGGAAGCGCAGGCTTCCATCATGAGGGCGAGGTCACCCCGTCGGCAGAGCGGGACCAGCTGCCCCTCCTGCGGTTGCAGGTCGTTGCAAGAGGGGCAGCCGGCCTTCTCCATCCGTCCGCGCAGGGCGCGCTGGTTGTGCTCGGTCACTCCGCGCCCGCCCGTCGCAGGTAGTCGCGGAGCCAACGGAGTTGCTTCTTCTCCGTGTTGCCGACGCCGCGCCCCGCGTTGTGCTGTCTGATCCGCTCGGCCATCTCGAGGTCGATCTCCTCGTCCCCGATCTTGAGCGTGCCCTTGCCCTTGAACTTGGCGAGCATGGCCTCGCGTTCCTCCAACTGCTTGCGGTGTGCGAGCAGGCGCTCGGCCTGCGTCGGCGACTTGGAGTCGAAGAGCTTCGCGGCCTCCTTCGGGGTGACGGGGTCACGCAGGTCGAGGAGGCCCAGCTCCCTCAGTTCCTCCGCCGTCAACTTCCCCTCCGGCGGTGTCGAGCCAGTGCTCTCGGCGTCGGACTTCCTCGCCGCCTCCGCCTTCTCCGCCTCCGCTATCGCCCGCTTGACTTCCTCTTCCGTCGTCGTCAACGCACACCTCCACGTAACTGTACAGCACGCAACCCGCCGAGATCAGGTTGCCGTATAGCTCGTCGGCCTTCTTCTGTGCGGCGTCCAGCGCACCGATGGTCGAGCGCACCGAGTTGTCGGTGACGCCCGTGTCGCGGAGCAGTCGGCGCGTCGTCTCGATAGCGCGCTGGACCTGCTCCGCTACCGCGCGGTGCTCACCGATACGAATGAGCACCGCGCGCAGCAGCGTGGCTCGGTCAGCCACCGTCGTCCTCTTCGACCGGGCGGTCTGCAACGTCGTACCGCTGCTCGCCCTCGAGGCACCCGAGGATCGCAGCGCGTACACGCTTCACGTTGTTCGGCCCGATCTTCTCGACGTCCACGTGTTGGGTGCTCGCCGCCGAGAGCACGGCGTCGAAGTAACCCTTGTACTTCACGGGGACCAGCTTCTCCAGCTCGGCGCGTAGCTCGGACATCGTGAGCGCCGCCACGTCCCCGGTCTCCAAGAACTTGAGCAGCGCGGCGCCGATGTCCTTGACGTCCTTGCGCGCCTCCGCGACCTTCTCCTCCGGCAGCTCGTCCAGCAACACGGTCACGCCGGTGTCGCCCACGCACCGCAGCCCCGACCGCTGCACGTTCATCGAGGGCTTGCAGCCCGCGAGCGCACTAAAGACGACTGCCACGATCATCAACCTCCTTACCATCCTTCTCCTCCTTCTTCGGGCGCGGAGGGTCGAGGAGGGCTTCGGCCATCCTCGCCTTCACCTCACGCGCAGCGTAATCCATCACCCGTGGCAGGTTCTCCCGCTCCTGCATCAGCAGGTGGTTCGACACCGACGAGCACACCAACCCCTTACCGAGCCGAGCGATCAGTCGCGTCGCGTCGTGCTGGTCGTCGAACTCCACGTGGGTCTGCACCGCGGGGTTGAAGCACGCCGCCCACGCCGACTCGATGCACGCGCACTTCTCTTGCGTGTTGAGGCGGCTGACCCCGCAGTGCTTGCAGGTCACGTGCTGCACCGACGGTGCGAAGTCGAGCCCGTCCCACGAGGGACTCTTCGAGTAGTCGACGTCGGCTCCGTGCTTGTGATCCGACGGCGAGAAGCTGGACCCGTCGAAGTCGTGGCGCATGTCGCCGCGCTCGGGTTCTCGCTTCGCCGTCTTGTTGTACGCGCCGACCTTGCGCACGTACCCCGACTCGCTCGCGCCGCGCTCGACCTCTCGCAGCTTGGACCTGATCCCCTCGACGCCGCCAGCCGAGATCGGTCGCTTGTTGCCGCCGACCACGGCGGGCGGGACGCCGAACGCGTCGCAGACCTTCTTGGCCGCTCGCTTCTCCTTGGCCTCCCACTTCTCGGTCTGCTCCTTGGCGTACCGCGCCAGCTCGGGGAACGCAGCCCTGAACTGCTCGAAGGTCTTCCCCGCTTCGTGGAACGCCTTGATGGTCTCGCCGACCTGCTCGCGGACCAGGCCGAAGACCTCGGTCAGCCGCTTCGGTCCCGCGCCGTAGTGCTTGGCGAACCGCATCTCGCGGTCGGCCTTCTTGAGCAGGTCGCTGTGCTCGGCCTCCTTCTCCTTGGCCTTGAGCTTCTCGGGGTGGAACGCGCTCGCCCACCCGGTCCAGCACAGCGGGCAGAGCGGGGTCGAGATGCTGGCGATGTCCTCGAAGACGAGCCGCTCGCCAGCACTCAACTCGTGCTCCGTCTTCCCACAGTGTCCGCACTTGAGCTTCATGCTGTTCTCCTCTCTAGGTCTTGGTGTACCCGAGGCGGGTCACCTTGAGTACGGGTTTCATCGGGCGCTCCTCGCCCTCCTTGACCTCGGCCTCCTCGTCGGGCTCGCCACCGACACCGACGCGGTACAGCGGCGGGTCGATCCCCGGGACGACGGGCGCGAAGTGATCGGACATCGCGGTGTATTCCAACAAGGGAGAACCGTCTCTGAGAGTGATGTCGACCTTGAGGACGATGGGCCTCAGTAGGTCGAACATCTCCTGCACACCGCGCGGTGCGGTGCGGAGCAGGCTCTCCGGCAAACGGAAGCGCCCGAGACTCACGCGGATCATGTCGGGCCGGCGCTGCTCTTCCTCCTCCGCGTTCTCCTTCTCCGCTTCCTCCACCGCCCTCGCGATGGTCTTCGGCTTGTCGTCGTGCTCGTGCTTCTCTTCGTCGCTCATTGTTTCCTCGCCTCCACTCTCATGTCGCGCCATCGAACGTGGCGTGTCGCGGCGACCCGCTTCACGTCGACGAAGCTCTGCCCGTTCAGCACCAGCCGCAGGCTCTCGAAGGTGTACCCGAACTTGTGGACCGACTCGCGCCCCTTGTAGGCGCCGAAGGTCCGCAGTCCATAGAGCCCGGCCAACACGTAATCGCTCGGGACGTTCTCCTTCAACACGCGCCGAGCGATGGCGTGCAGGTCGGGAAGCTCCAGCACCAGCAGCCCGCCGATCTTCAACACCCGATAGACCTCCGCGATCACGACCCGCGCCCAGTGCGGGGTGAAGTGTTCGACCACGTGGTGCCCGTGGACCTCGTCGAAGACCGCGTCCGCGAAGGGCAGGCGCTCCACGTTGCACCGCACGTCTGGCTTCCCTCGCAGGTCCACGTTCACCCAGCCCTCGCGGAGGTCTCGCCCGCAGGCGAGGTTAAGTCTTCGCGTCACGCAGTTGCAGGGCCACCTGCGTCACGAGGTTCAGCGCCGCGTCGAAGGGCATCACCGCCGCCGCGGGCACCGATCGCTCGCAGCGCGGGCAGTTCCACTCGACCACGCGCACCGCGTCCAGCTGGTGCTCCGCGAATCGCGGCACCATCGGGCTGTCGCACTCACACTTCTCGATCGGGTTACCCATCCTTCTTCTCCCACGAGACGGAGAGCGAGAACGTCAGCAGATTGAAGATGACCGTCCGTCCGCCGACCTGCACTCCGACCTTCCAGTTCCAGCCGCCACCGAAGCGGCCCCACAGATCACTCTTCCCGTTGCGGGTCCTGATGTTGAGGCGACCGAACTTCCACGTTCGGTTCGTCCAGCCACCGCCCGCCCACGACTGGTCGTACTTCTTCGTGTACTCCATCTGCTGTCTTACTCCTCTCCCGCCACGATGGCGCGCATCGTTTCCTCCAACTCGTCCCAGTCCCCGGCGAGCACGGCGCTCGATCCCGAGCACGGGGTATAGGTCCACCCGTTGTCCCAGCCGCGGAAGACCGCGACCGCGGGACAGCGAAGCAGTTCTGCGCGTTTGATGAACCCGACCTGCGCTCCCTTGAGGGGAGTCTGCGGTCCCTTGACCTCGATCAATAGCACGCGGAGTCGCCCGACCACGATGAGGTCGGGCACCCCGCTCTGGTATACGTTGCCGTGCGTCTTAGTTACTAGACAGCCCAGCTTCTCCAGCGCTCTCTTGAGCCGCTTCTGTACCTCTCGCTCTACCACGTAGCTCCGCCTCTCGCTCGTCGGGGCACGTGCAGTACTTGACGAAGGCGTCGCAACGCGTCGGGCGGAAGGTCACGCTACACATCTCGACCAACCGACCGCGTCGCTCGTCTTCCTGCTCTCGCCAGAAACTACACGTCTCCTGCTTCTGCTTCGCCATTGCTGTCCTCCTGTTTGTCTGCGTGCTTCTGCATGGCCCGCTCGAACTGACAAGCGGGGCACTCGCAGTTCTCTTGCTCCCCGGGGTTCATCGTCCGGTCGTTGTCCATGATGTAGGCGTCGAGCACCACAGCCAGCGCGACCATCACGTGGCGGCGGTTGCCGCCGATGGCCCCGATCACCTTGTCGGCCTCGCCGAGCGCCCGCTGAAAGGGCACGGTCGCGAGGTGCGTGAGCACCGACGACATCGCGCTCTCCTTGAAGTGCGGCTGCTCGCGCATGAGAACCACGAAGGACTGCGCGATCCCCGCGAACAGCTGCGTGTCCGAGAGCCGCCGGTCCGCCGCGTGCTCCGCCTCGCCGAACTCGTTGAGGGCCTTGACGATGACGTCGGTCACCTCGCTCGCTCGCCGCATGAAGTGCTCGACGGCTTCCTTCTGCTCGGGCGCGAACGCCTTGTCCACCGCCTGCTTCAGTGCTTCTTCGTCTATCGGCATCTCGTTGTCCCCCTACCTCAGCACGATCTCCTTGATGACCGCGCCCTCACTCAACCAGACCTCGCTCTTGTCTTCGCCGCGCACCACGACGTGCGGCGGTAGACCGACCCGTCGGATCACCAAGCCCTCCTCGGTGTGCAGCACCTCGAAGGTTCCGTAGAGCGGGTCGACGATCTTGGCGGGGTGCTCGCGGTCGGCGTGCACCGACTCGGGTACCAACGCGTGGGTCACCATCGTTCAGTCTCCCAGCTTGTCCCACGGGTGTCGGTCCCGCGGGTGCTCCTTCTGAAACAGCAAGAAGTAAATGGCGTACCCGATCCCGACGATCATCCCCGCGAAGATCGAGTACCACATCATGTCGGTCGGGTCAGGCATACTCATACCCGAGACCCTCCATCACTCGTCGCTCCAGCTGCGTGTTGACGAAGGGCAGGTCGTCTTCCCCGAAGAACGAGAGCGCGTTCTGGAACCGCTCGACGCTCGCCCGCTGCTTCTCCTCCTCGCCCTCCCGCTGCTGACCCGTGGTCCCCATGTAGGAGTGCGGGTACACCCACTCGCTCCCCTCTTCGGTCGACAAGCCCAGCTCGAACTTGAGCCGCGACAACTCCTTGCCGATGTTCGCGGGGTCGAGCAGGTCTTCGTACCTGACGTACGCCACGTTCCACTTGAGCCGACCGATGGCTAGCCAGTTGTTGTACGCCGCGTTGTACAGCCACGCGGGCGACGCCGCCTGCCACGGGCCCTCGCGGAGCGGGGCCGAGCAGGGTCGGCGCAAGAAGTCCGAGAAGGTCTTGCCGCCCTCGTACCTGCGGTTCAGCCCGACCTGCTCGAACAGCGAGACCATCCACGCGTACGGTGGCTTGGAGATCACGACCACGGCGTCGAGCCGCTCCCACGGGTCGGGCGCACACCAAGGTCCGTGCTTCCCGGCGGCCCGCATCGGGGTCGTCTGTACATGGAAGTTGCGCTCCAGCAAGAACTGCACGAAGTTCGTGCCGCTTCGCTGGAGGCCGTGGATCATCACGCGCTTCGGTCTAGGACCCATCGTCTACCTCGATGTTGGTGCCGCCGCACTTCGGGCACGACCACTCTGCTGGCCCCTCTCCAGGTTCTTCGAACTCGTGCTCGGGTTTGCAGTCGAGACAGCGAGCCTTGGTCACCTTGCGCGGCGGCTCCGGCAGGTCCATGCCGAGCGCCACGACCCGCTCACCGTGTTCGCCGGTGAGGGAAGGCGGCTCGTAACCGAAGGTCACGACCTTGCCCGGGTCGAGCCCGAGCGCCACCGCCACCTCGCGGATCGTGAAGACTCCCAACCTTTCCCTAGCCATCGACGTGTCCTCCCGTGGGCTGACGCCGCCGACGATTGTAACCGCGGCCGACGAACGGCAGGTTGGGGTCGAGCCCCAGCACCTTCCGCGCCTCGACCAGCGCCGCCTTGACACAGCGCCCGGCGTAGGGAACCGAGTAGCCGCAGCCCTCCGCGATCTCCTCCAGCGTCCTGCCCTGAAAGAAGTACTCGCGCAAGAACCGCGCGCTGTTGGGGTCGAGCTTTTCCAGCACTCGCGACACCGCCTCGCACGCGTCGAACTCACCGTCGGGGTGAGTCGGGCGGTCGTGCACCGCGGTGTCTAGCGGGATGGTGCGAACCCCGCTGCGGTAATGGACCAGCGCGTTCTTCGCGTAGCCCACCGCCCACGGGTACATGTAGGTCTCGAAGGATACCTGCATGTCGGGGTCGAACGTTTCCGCCGCTCGCATTAACCCGAAGACCGAGTACGCCGCGCACTCCTCTCGCGTCTGCCGGTCCACGTTCTTGAGGGCCGACTTCGCAAAGCGGATCGCGGTCGAGTAGTAGTCTTCCACGAGCTTGGCTGTCATGCTGTCACGACTTCCTTCTCTCTCATTTCCTCCAGACATAATCCCGCCAGCTCCTCCATTGGTTGACCCTGCCCCTTCCAGGCGATGTAGGATCGCCCTCCCCTCCAGAGGAACAGGGTGATACCGTCGTTCCCCTCTCCGTGGTGGTCAACGGAGAGCGCGTAGTTTCCGATCGTGTTGAGCGCGGCCAGCAGTTCAACCAACGACCACCTCCTCTTCTAGCTCGGTGTCGATCCATCCGAGGTGCAGGGCCACGTTGTCTCGCTGCCGCTTGAACTCGAGGACCTCGAACTTCGAGTTCTCAAAGTCGTCGCGCAAACTCCACAGTGCCTTCACTAGTTTCCTCCGCGCCTTGAACAGTTCGCGGGCGCGTTCCACCTTCTCACCCTTCACCACGAGTTCGCAGCTCGGACACACGAGGACCGCCGTCCCAGTGGACGTGGTCATGTGTACCGAGGGCGCCCCGCACTGAGGGCACGTGACCGACTCAAGCGAGCTGGTCATAAGGACACTCGTCCTCCTTCTTGTCGTGCCGCCACCTCTTGAACCGCGGGAAGCGCAAGCGCCCGTTGGCGGCGAGGCAGTCGTACTCGACCTCGCACACCGCGACGCCGGGCTGGGGCCCCGGGAAGTAAACCGACAACCCGGGCTCCAGCCCCGTGAGCACCCCGCGGAACACCTGTGTCAACTCTTCACGGACCGCCATCGTGAACGATCCGATCTTGGCTACCTCGATCCACTCGTCGCCCTTGCGGACAGAGACGTGCAGCGCGCCCACGCGGTCTCGGTGTTGCCCCACGCGCCCGCGCTGTACGCCGGTCACCACGCAGTCCACGGTCTTGGTGACCTTGATCTTCCACCAGCCCTCGCCCCACCAGCCGCCGGGTTCTTTGTAGACCCAGCCCTCGTAGTTGTGTTGCTCGGCGTCGGCGAGGTCCTGCTCCACGTCCACGTGGTGCGTGGTGTCGATCTCGAACATCGTGGTCGGCCACGCCTCGCTGCGGAGCAGGCGCCGCCGCTCGATGGTCGACTGACGGCGGAGGTCCTTGCCCTGCCACCACAGCACCGTCCACGGCTCGAAGGCCAGCTCGTTGCCGCGGCCCTCGGCGAGCAGGGTACTGATCGACGACGCGTGGCCGCCGGGTACCCAGAGTTCCCCGTCGTACGCCGCGCCCTCGGGGATGCCGCCGGGCACCCGCTCCATCGGGTTCCACCCGACCACGCGCTCGTACTCGCCCGTGACGTCGGAGACCCGCGTCGAGTAAGCGCCCGTCGGCGAGACGATGACCCGCATGCCGTCGAGCTTGATGTCGCGGATCACCTCGCCGAGAGCGCGGCCGTTGTACTTGCGGGGCTTGGGAATCTTCTGGATGATGTTGAGCGGCCAGCGTTTACTCATTCAAACCTCGCGGATGACGCGAGCACGGTAACCTCGCGCCCGTCGTCTGCTCTCACGACGTAGAACTCGACGCCGTGCTGGTTGGTCTTGCATCGCCACGAGCGGTAAGTGGTGCGCCGCTTGGCGAAGAACGAGACGCCGTTGACCCAACAGCGAGCCGACGGCGGCACTACGAGGAGGCGGCCTCCGGGTATCGCTCGGTCGCCCACTCTTGAAACTCCTCCTCTGACTTGAAGGTCCGATCCTTCAACTCCGCGGCGAGC